GCACTCTTGCTGCTGGCGGTGGCGACGGCACAGCAATGACATTTAACTGGGATAGTCGTCCAAATCAACCACTATGGTTATTAGGTGGTTCTGATGCTGCAAACATATATATCTATGACCCTAGCAGCTTCAATGTAGCCTACGCGACAACTGCAGGCAGCGCGACAACTGCTACCACTGCGACAAGCGCTACCACTGCGACAAGCGCTGGGAAACTAACCACACCAATAAAAATCAATGGCGTATCCTTTGATGGTACACAAGACATAACAGTTCCAACAAGTGGTAGTGTTAGTTATGCAACGGCTGCGGGGAGTGCAGCAACTGCCACAAATGCAACAAATGCAACTTATGCGACAAGCGCGGGTAGCGCGTTAACTATGCCTATTGGTACAAACACGACCAATATTGCCACCACTGCATTTGTGCTTGGCCAAGGGAGCGCTAGCACTCCGTTAGCTAATAGCACCACTGCTGCGATTGGTACGAGTCTTCGCTATGCTCGAGCAGATCATGTTCACCCGATTACAACTGATACAACACGAGCACCACTAGCAAGTCCATCCTTTAGTGGAGTTCCACTTTCAATTACTGCGGCCGTCAATACAAACACGACCCAAATTGCCACCACTGCGTTTGTACTTGGCCAAGCAAGTGCCAGCACTCCATTAATTCATGGCGTAGCAACAACTGGAGCGAGCCTTCGCTATGCTCGAGAAGATCATGTTCATCCAATTACAACTAATTTAACTACTGCGGCCGTCAATACAAACACGACCCAAATTGCCACCACTGCGTTTGTACTTGGCCAAGCAAGTGCCAGCACTCCATTATCCAACGGCACTGCTGCGATTGGTACGAGTCTTCGCTATGCTCGAGCAGATCACGTTCATCCAATTACAAATGATGCATTACTTGTAAACTTATCTGGAACTCAAACTATAACTGGAACTAAAACTTTTACGTCTCCGTTAAAAATTGATTGTAACGATAATAATATAATAATAAATTCATCTACTGCAAATACGTTATTGATAGAAGATGCCACTAACCGCAATAACATTGTTATAGGAGACCGCGCGATGGACCCTGAAGATGGCGTCGCGCGGTCCAATAATTACAATAATATTGCTATAGGCGAACGCGCTTTAAGAAAAGCTAATAACTCCTACATGAGTGTAGGAGTTGGCTACTCTGCCCTAGGCTCACATGTTAGCGCGCTAACAACGATTGGCCAAACTGGGTATAATACTGCAATTGGGGCGTGGGCTGGGTCTAATTTAAAGTATGGGGAACAAAATACTTTAATTGGTTGGGGAACTGGGGGTGGTGGTGTTGGAACGACGGTAATAGATGAATGGCTGACTGGTAGTGGAACTGCTAATCGAACCGACGGTTCGTTTAGCGTGACGATAGTTGGAACAACGCTTCCTCCGCAAGTGTCAGTAGGCTATATTATCAATATGGTTGGTATAACGGGTATATCTGCAGGAGCTTATCCAATTACTGCGATAACAAATTCAAATACCTATGAAATTACTACTCTTTCCCAAAATACTGCACTAACCAATGCGCCGGTAAGCTATAGCGTACTTACGAGTCAAAATTTTGTTGGCAGTAATAATACCGCGGTTGGGGGTAATGCGCTTGCGGTAATTACAACTGGACAATATAATACTGTTGTCGGACACGGTGCCGGGGTTGGTATTACGACTGGAACCAATAATGTTGTTATTGGCCGGAGCGCTTTTAGCAGTGGTGGAATAACAAATGGCATTAATAATACCGTGGTTGGCGCACTGTCATTTACTGGTTTAAGTTCAAGTTATACTGGCTGTTCTACTCTTGGATATAATGCTCAAGTTACGGCGGACAATCAAGTTCAACTCGGTGGATACGGCACCTCAACATATGCATGGGGCGCAGTACAAAATCGATCTGACGCTCGTGATAAAACAGATATTAGAGACACAATATTAGGTTTAGATTTTATCAACTCGTTGAGACCAGTTGATTTTAAATGGGACATGCGCGATGAGTATAGACAAGAATGTCCATCACCTCCGTCTGAGGATGCCACTGAAGAAGAAAAACTTGAATATGTCAGAGTAGAATCGGATTGGATAGAAAACAATAAGCTAGCCAACATAACTCCTGATGGCAGCAAAAAACGTAATCGCTATCATCACGGGCTCATTGCTCAAGAGGTAAAAGCTGTACTTGAACAAAATAATATTGATTTTGGAGGATTCCAAAATCATTCTATAGCTGGAGGTGATGACGTTCTATCTATTGGCTATGAAGAATTGATCGCGCCAATAATTAAGGCAATACAGGAACAACAAAATACTATCAACTCTTTAGTTGAAGAAATCAAGGCGCTCAAAATGCAATACATTAAATTTTAACTTATAAATAATCTTATGCTAGTTAAAAATTATATATTTGCTGGCACTGACCACAGCATTGGTTCTTATAGTTAAGCATAATAATTATATTATAATTTCTATATAAATACATTAAATAAAACACAGTATGGCAGCAATCGTAACAGACTCTTTTCGTAGAAACAACGCACAACTCTTTTTAGAGGATATCGCATCCAGTAGCACAAACTATTATGTAGGACTCGGAAAATCTGATAAATGGGTTCTTGATGAAGAAGCTTTACTTCCAGGTGACATTCCTGTTTCGCTTGGAATAGAGGGTGACGATTCTGATGTTAAATCAAATCTAATAACGCTGCTTAAGATTAATAACACAAATACACAACTAGTAATTCCACATATAAAATGGAAAACAGCTGCATACTATAAGGCATACAGCGAGTATGATCCAGATTGCTTTTATCCAAGTGTTCTCGACGGCGGTATAGAAATAAATCCATGTTACGCGGTTGTAAGTGGGCGTATCTATATTTGTCTTCAGCGAGGTCCGGGATCTACTATCGGAATTCCAGTGGCGACAGACTATCGAGCAACAATGTATGCGAATGATGGTTATGTTTGGATGCTTATCGATAACGTATCAACAGTTTTATCGAAATTAATTACTGACCAATTTATTAACATAACTTCTGGAGTTGTATCACTTACAGTTGCGCAGTCTATCCGCGAAGGCGGAGGAGGGTTGTTGTATGGTTTTACTGTGGTGTCAGAGGGTTCAGGTTATAGTTCATTAAATGAAGTTACATTTGTTGCTAGGTACTCGGATGGCACACAGGCCGAATTAGAATTGCCAGTTGTAACAGATCCAAATACTGGAGTGCTTAAAAGTGTGTTATTGCCATCAAATTGGTCATACACTGATACTGGATCAAAACGTATAGTTGATGGTTATTTTAAAATAGATTCAAGTGGTTCAGGCGCAGTTATAGTTCCTCATATCGCGCCGCTGCTCGGCTTTGGTTATGAACCCTCAAAAATATTACCATCATGGTTTATAGGAATTGCGGTTGACGCGGCTGATAGTATTTCAAGTGACGGCTTTTATATCCCGTATCGTCAAATTTCAGTTTTGAGAAATGTTGAGTATACTGAAAATAGTAGTCCAGACACTCTAGGTGCACTTCGTTACCTTACAATCCCAACTCCCCCGTCTGCTGGAATTTCAGTTGGAGACAAGTTAACGTTTGGAACAACTGGGATAACTGCATATTTTGATTCCTATTCTAGCGTTGAGATTGAAGGCGCTGCTTCACGCAGAATATACTTTCATCAAAATTCAACAACTGGGTTTGGAGTTATTCCAAATAGTGGCACAGTTACTGACTCTAAGGGTACGTCTGTAGCATACAATGCCGTAAGTGATAACGAATATATACCTCGCAGTGGTGAAGTAGTATTTACTGAAAATCGTAAACTAATTAACCGTCAAAGCGGGCAAACTGAAGAAATTAAGATTATTATTCAATTCTAATGTCTATTACATCATACAACACAACCTATCATGATGATTATATTTCATCCGGGAATGACGATAAAAATTATCTTCGAGTACTATTTAAACCAGGTTATAGTGTACAAGTACGAGAACTAAACCAGTTACAGTCTTCTTTACAAGATCAAATAAACAGGTTAGGCAACAGCGTATGGAAAGCTGATACTGCTGTAATTGGTGGTAGTACTTCCTTTTTACCTGAAGTATTTTCATTGACCCTTGATCTATCAACTGCAAAGTTAAATGTTGCTGGAAGTGTTCTTACGCTTGCCGAGATTGCTGAGTCGGCTAAATCCATTGCATACATTGGTAGCACATTGCGTGGCGAGATAGTTGGCTATGTTAAGCGCGAAGATGCAAAATATACATTCTACTTTAACTATACAAATACTGATGAAAATGGCATCAGTGTATTTGATCATGAGGTACCAAATGGTTATGAACTTATATTGCGTTCAAGTGACGCTTCTTTGCCAGAGAGTGAGTTGCCAATAGTAAACATCGTCTCGTATGTCAGTGAAGGCTTTGCTTCAGGTTTAGTCTGTGAAGAAGGAGTATTCTATACAAAGGGATCTTTCGTGGCAATTCCTCGCCAAACGTTTTTTATTGATAAAACCCCGACTAACGAGTCTTTAACCGGATATGCTGTATTAAAGATTGATGAAAATATCACGACATACTTTGATGATTCTAGCCTATTAGACAACGCTAATGGTACACCAAACTATAGTGCGCCAGGAGCAGATCGTTATTCAATTGATCTAACTTTAGACTGGATAACTTCTGATGACTATGAGAATAGTACAGATTCATACATAAAATTATTAGTAATAAAGGCTTCACGACCGGTTGAAATTGTTGAAACTGCCAAGTATACCGAAATTATTGATATACTCGCAAAACGCACAAGTGAAGAGTCTGGAAACTATACCGTAAATCCGTTTCCTATAGGCATTCGCGAAACCTTTGATGGTGATAACCTACCAGTTGACTGCATTGTCGTTGGTCGCAAGTATCGCATTCAAGATCTTGGTGCAACAACCGGGCAACCTACTAATTGGGTAGGTTTGGGAGCGACTGAGCCCGCAAGTGTTGGATCAGAATTTACTGCAGTTTTAAAACCGGGCTCGGGAAATACCAGCACAACCGCATTTGTTAACGGAGGAAAAGTAAGCGATCTTGCTTATCCATATGGTGCATATCAAGCTGATAATTTAGATCAAATCGGATATGATATTACGTCAACTGAGAAAAAGGTTAATGCAATAGAAAATGCACGAGACCAGTATACAGTTACACTTGACTCTTCGGTTGCATATGTTGATGGCTATCGGGTTGCGCTTAATAAGAGTTTAAACGTTACTTCTAAAAAGGCGCGCGACGAGACAGAATTATTAACTAGCATCAGCGCAACAATTGGGAGTTACTTTATTGGCAGTATTCAAAAAGGCAATGACGGCAATTCTACATTTCCAACAATATCAACGGTTACAAATACCTATGGGTTATACGCATACGAAAATAATGCTAATATTGCTACAACAGCAGCAGCCTTGGCCACCGCGGTGGCACTGCCTACCGACTCACCGCCCGGAACCGGCACGGCTGTAAAGATTGGAACATGCCGAATAAAGGCATTTGAATCTGTTACTGGTAGCAATATGTATCGCTGCTTTGTGTATGACGTAGAATTTACTGGCACGTCTACTGCGGAATGGAATGCTCGACGATTTGATAATGTTGAGCAAATTTATGGGAGTAACTTTATGTTTAATATTGATACCGCAAATAGCGGTACTTTGTTAGAAGCAACTAATGATACTGCTATTTTTCAGTGCCCATATCCACAGTCGCGTCAAATGAGTAATACCACGTTTTACGCGCAACGACTGTTTACTGGTACACTTCCATCCTCGGGAACTCCAACAATTACTCTTTCTGTAAGCAGTGGTATAATATTTACCGATACTAGTAATGTATTGGTAATGGTAAATGGCGTCATAGCAACATCTACTACAATTAGCATGTCGAGTGACTCCTCGACACTAACTATAACTGGTACTGGTGTGACAACTGATGACAACTATTCAGTACTTGCAAAAATAGCAGTAACGAATGCTGATAATATTGCGCGGGTTACTAAAAGTCGAGAGATAGTTAGTGACACAGTAACAGGTGGAGGCACCAATGGGAAAATATTCTCATTACAAAATACAGATGTAATCCGCATAGTTTCAGTAGAAACAACTGGCCCCGGCAGCGCAAAAGACATTACATCACTATTTAAACTTATAGATGATGGACAACGTGACAACATTTACACGAATGCCAGAGTTCAATACTCAGGTCTGCCGTTTACTGAACCTATTGCAATTGAGTATGAATATTATGAACGTATTGGCGATGTAACTGCCCGCGAGTTTGTGATGTATAATGTTGATTCGTATAGATCAAATAACAATAGTGTTGGCACAGCATATGAAAATATACCTACATACAAAGGGGTAAATCTATCAAATGCCATAGATTTTAGACATGATGTAGTGTATACCGTAGTTAATGGAGCGACTACAACTATCAAACAAAATCTAGGTAAAAGTCAAATTGATCCAAATACACCAATTACTTCACTCACTAAATTTTATTTACCTCGAATCGACGCGGTTACAGTAAATTCTAGAGGACAATTTACTATAGTAAATGGTGTTTCATCGCTAACTCCAGTCGAGCCGTCTGTGCCTAAAAATTCAATGACGCTCTATACCTTAAAGGTTCCAGCATATACAACAAATGCATCTGATATAGTTAAGACTTATATTGATAACCGTCGCTATACAATGAGTGATATTGGCGCAATTGAAAAGCGTATTAGTAATATGGAATACTATACGTCACTTTCACTTCTTGAACGCTCGGCCACAGAAAAAAATATATTTGACGATGCTGGTACTCGATTTAAAAACGGAATACTAGTTGATAATTTTATCGGTCATGGCGTTGGAAATGTATTTAATCCAGACTATAGTTGCTCAACTGATCGCGAAAATGGAATTTTACGGCCACGTTATAACAGTTACAATGCAGATCTTGCTATTAATAGTCAACAGACTAGTATAAATGGAAGTACTTCAAAACTAGTAGACAATGATAAAATACGAGTTCATGACAGTATTATTACATTAAATTACAACGAAGTTGAACTTATATCACACCTAAAGGCGACTGCTCATATTAGCGTACACCCTCATGTCTATGCAAAAATTAATGGACATATACGTCTGTCGCCAGCAGCAGATAACTGGAAAGATACTGTTACTCGGCCAGACCTTATTGTAACTGATGACAGCGCATTTGACGCGATTAAATTTATTGCTGAAGACCCGGCACTCGACATACTTGGTTCAGACTGGAATAACTGGGAACGTGAATGGGGTGGCACCACCACGACGACGACGTGGGCGCGCGTGGAGAGGCGAAGGGGTTTAAGGACCACAACTACCACACGAGAATTTACAGACACTCGTGAGGGCACAAACACGACGCTTGGATCTACATTTGTTCCAAAGAGTCTTGGAACAAATGTAGTAGACACTGTAATTATACCATTTATTCGTTCACGAATTGTCTATTTCCACGCTACTGGTTTAAAGGCGTCTACACGAGTCTATCCTTTCTTTGAAGATCGTGACATAACGGCATACACAAATCAGGTGGATGGTAATGATACTACAAAATTTGTTGTGCCTTCAACAATAAATGATAACAGTACTCGCATATTCAATAACATACTATCAGCAGATCTACCAACTTCGCAAATTGGATATACTCCGTATGGCGCCGTATTGACGACAGATTCGGCTGGAGAACTCTATGGATCATTTATTATACCAAATAATAGTTCGATGCGGTTTCGTACTGGCGAACGCATCTTTAAATTAACAGATGACTCACGAAACACTTCTTCTGAAACTTCATACGCGTTTTCAAAATATACTGCTAGTGGAATACTTGAAACTGCGCAGGAAACTATCCTTTCGACAAAAACGCCGCAATTTACAGTAACTCCAATTGAAGAAGAAGAGCGTTCTAGCAGCGTGACTAGTGTTACGACAACAGCATATCATGATCCCCTTGCTCAGTCATTTATAATTAGTACCGATGACTATCCAACTGGAGCATTTATAACCTCAGTTGATCTATATTTTGCCCAAAAGGCACTTTTCCAACCGGTTGAAATATACATAGTAACAATGGCAAATGGAGCGCCAACACGTACAATAGTTCCATATTCACGAACTTTCAGACGCCCAGGCGAAGTGCAAATAAGTACTGACGGTTCATTGCCAACAAACTTTAAATTTAGTGACCCAGTCTTTTTAAAGACTGGCGAAGAGTATTCAATAATTGTATCATCGAATGACGGAGACTATCGTTGTTGGTATGCAATACTTGGCGAAACAGACATAGTTTCTGGCAAACGTATTGAAAAGCAAGAGTATCTTGGAACGTTCTTCACGAGTGCAAATGCATACACATGGACTCCACAGCAAGAACAAGATCTTAAATTTCGTATTAACCGTGCAGAATTTTTCAATACTGGTTCTACATCCGCATCGGGAAATATACAATTTAGAACAAATCTACATAGCGGCATAGATAAAATAACAATAGAAACTGCTGGTGCAGGTTATGGTTTACCGCCTACTATAACATTTAATCCACCTACTGGAGGTGCTCGTGCATCTGCAGTACTAAATCCAATTAATGGCAGTATTTCAGAAATAATACTACATGACCGCGGATCTGGATATACTGTTGCGCCGACTGTCAATGTTACACGCGCGGATAGTGACAGCGAGCCAACTACACCCGCCCGTACTCGCGCAAAGCTCCTGGAAATTCCAGTATCAATGTTTAATTTACGCCAACCAAGCTTAACATTTAACGGTACTGCAATAGATTATAGCATAGAATTTAAAGCTGAATCTCCCAAAAAATTTCAAACAGCTGCTAATATATATTTGCCTAGTAGTTACGGTAACTTAGATTCGCATACGTTAAAAGTAATTGGCCAAAATCAACAGTTTGGACCTCGAGCTCTTATAACTGCAAACCTAACAACTGCAGACCGTGCAATATCTCCAATAATTGATGTTGACGGATCATCGTTACTCGCTATTACAAATCTTATAAATTCTGACAGCACTGATGAAGCATACACACTATACCAAAGTGGATCTGCCACTGGAGGAAGTTCAAATACTTTAATCGACACTACCCCTGCTACCCCCTGGGCAGTCAACGGATGGGTAGGAAAACGATTAAAAATCACAAGTGGGGAATATGATGGAAAGGTATATGAAATTGTAAGTAATACTGCGAATATAATTACATTTTATCCTGCCAACTTGGGTTCAATTGCAAGTGGAGTTACATATCAAATAATAAATGCAACAAGTGGTGGGTCTGCGCTTGCACGATACATCACACGCAAAGTTACACTAAATTCTCCTGCTGATTGGTTAAATGTTTATATATCAACCAACCGTCCAACCGATCAAACCAATATTAAGGTGTATGTAAAGTTGGGATTTGACACTACGACGCCAGACGATCTTACTTATTGGCAGGAATTAACGCCAGGAGTGCCAATTCCTATTAGCAGTGACCCTAATAAATATAGTGAAAGCGAGTATAAAATTGATCCTAATGATGATTTTATTTCTTTCCAAGTTAAAATTGTGTTGCTATCAAATAATATTTTTGATATTCCAACCATTCGTGACTTTAGAGCAATTGCAACAGTATAAAATTTATGGCAACTCATAAAAAAATAAAAGTAGAAGACAATCCTTCATTAGAGAGAGATTCCTTTTCGGGTGCAATATTAAATTCTGATATAACTGCTTATGCGTCTGCGGTACGTCGTAAAAAACGTATGCGCAGTCAAGAGCAGTTAATTGCCGAGTTAAATAGAAAAGTTGAAGAATTATTGCTTTGGAAAGAAGAAATAATCAAATTATTAGCAAAAAAAGAGAATAAATAAACATAATGGATTCAATTCAATTTTCAGAGTTTTCTACGACCGGAGTTAGTAATAGTGATACTTTTGACGTCTGGCGTAAAAAGACTAATGGTGTTATAGATCAACTTGTTACTATAAATGATAGTATTTCACCGTTATTCTACAGCGCAGGACAAACGCAGTCTGCGTTGTTACGAACAGTTACGTTAGATGATTCTCAAACAATAACTGGAGCAAAAACTTTCTCGGGTGGTACAAAGGCTTTTCCAATTTTAAAAGTTGGCACTGCTGGATTCTATGAAGATAGTGGGGTTTTAGGAACTACTGGACCATTTGTTAGTGACCGAATAATAATAAATTCTGAATTACAACTTGGACAAAATTTATACACAATTCCGAATAATAATCCAGCAGAATCTTCAATATTAGAAAAATCTGGTAGCAGTTTATCATGGAAGACGCTAAGTAGCATAATTTCCGTTATACAGCGCGAAGGAGCAGCAAAGGTTGTTACCACAAATATAGTATTGCCTGTTGGTTCAATTATCGACTATGCACTTCAAGGTGGCAGCGTTCCATCAAATTGGTTACGTTGCAGCGGAGGTCGTTTTAATGGTGGAGACTATCCGGAGCTCGCCGCTCTCATACTCAACACGTATGGTAACATTTATACCGCTGAAAATGGTGATATACAAGGACTACCGGTTGGGTATAATTCTGCATGGTGGTATACTTTACCAAATACATCTGGTAAAATTATAAAGGCAACTCCAGATTCAGTAGTTAACACTTTTATAGATCGTGGTAATGCCTTTGATATAATACAAGATGGAACATCTTTACAGTCTTTCTCACTTGCCAGTGGTGGAACTGGAATTTTAAATTTAAGGCATGACAATACACTGTATATTGATCCAGTAAGTCGTGAACTTGGCGTGGCTCCATTTTCAGTTGGTGGAGATAAAATAACATCTAACGCGATTGATCCTAGTAAACTAAGTTTTGGAGGGCCGTCATGGGACACCAATAGCAGCTTATATGAGGGAAGCGATCCTAATACCCGGGCCCGTGTTGCTACTCGTGATTATGTTGACTCAAAAACATTTAAAGTTGGTCCTGTTAAAAAATTAGTGTCACGCCCAGCGTATAGTCCATATATATCTGCTCCTTCCGTTGGAGAGTTTTGTTACATAAATGATGATGGCGTACCAATTATAACTGGACCAAATATAAAAAGCCGATTTGGTTTTACTAGAAACCCGGCGATCCTAGGGTTGCCTTCAAATGATCAATATGGACACACTGAAATGCCGCTTCCAGACAATCGTCGTGCGGCTGAGTTATATGTCACACAAACTAACATGTGTGCATTAGACGAAAACGGAGAATTATGGGTTATGGGCGAGGCTACATATAATATGTTTAATATTGTGCCATATTTAGGCCTAGCAAATAACAACCCGGTCGAACTCGCATATTGGACAAAGGCTTACACGCCACTCTATAATTATAGCACAAACAATAAAATTCGTAAAGTTATAATCTCAGGAGACAGTAGTATTAGTAATGTTGCCGTTATTGATACTTCGAATCGTTTGTGGGTATCTGGTAATAATGAGTTTGGTGTACTTGGTCGTGGAAACTCTGGAGCATCTACAACAACTGCAATTAAATCACCCGGCGAAAATACGCCTGTCTTAGAAGATGTACTTGATGCATTCTTGGTTGGTGGTTGGAATGGAACTAATGACTGTACAATTTGTGTTGCACTAACTCCTTCTGGTATACGCATGTCTGGATATGGTGGTAATGGACAAAGCGGTAAAGGAAATTTTATTTCAATTAATAGTACTTTTAATACCATAACACTGCCAGATATTGTAGACTATACTGGTTTTGATATATATGGCAATGGTTGGGGCGGTTTTACATCAATATTCATAAAAGCACCAAATAACATTCTTTATGCATGGGGCTATGGCGGAAACAAAATTTTTGGAAATAACCTCACTACTACAAATAAATCTTCTCCTGATGTTATTTTCGACAATCAAGATTTTACTATTGATAGAGTATATACTACTGCTGAACAGCCGCAACCAGTTAATACAGCTCTTGTAAGTCGTGAGGCAATTTATATTTCTGGACAAGGTAAAAACCTTATTGCCCAAAGAGGTTCAGATATACTAGCTACTACAAGGGCTGGCAGGCAAGGGGATTTTACGATAACAACGCCAATAAGTTCAGATGATTCTGGAAATATAATTTCAGTTGGGGATCCTGCCTTAGCGAGGGTGCAATGTTACATATATAACAATAGCACGTGGGTAAATTATGGGCAACCTATAATTAGTTCTGAAACTACCTCATTGTTTGGTGGTTCTGTGAGTTTAAGTGCTGATGCGTCTAGATTGTGTATAGGCGCACCTGATGGCCAACATGTGGGAACTACACAACTTGGTCAAGTGCGTGTATATGACTATTCTACAATTGATAGTACATGGACACAGCGTGGCATATCATTTAATGGAGAGTTAAACGCCTCTAAATTGGGATCATCTGTTGCATTATCGGGTGATGGCAATACATTTATCGCTGGAGCACCAGGCCATAATAACAGCACTGGAAGAGTCTATATTAGACGAATAACCGCTTCAGGAACTGAGACAGTGGGTGACCCCATAACTGGTACTGCAACAAATCAACAATGTGGCATAAAGGTTGCAATTAATACCTCAGGAACTGTAATAGCTATTGCTTCATATGGTATATCGACAGCAGGCGTCGTGAGAGTGTATACTCTAGTTGCAAATGTCTGGGTCCAAGTTGGAGGAGATATAGTAGGAAGAGCTGCTGGTGATACTGCGATTAATATTTCCTTAAATGGCTCAGGAACTTTACTCGCGGTTGGAGCTCCCGGTTCGGCCATAGGTGGAGCAGATGCTGGTTCAACGCGAGTGTTTAGTTATAGTTCCCAAATGTCATCATGGATTCAACTTGGCGATGATATACTTGGTCGTCAATTTTATCAGACCGCCTTTACGCCGCTAGGAGGAGAGAAGAGTGGTTCAAGTGTGGCACTTTCACGCGATGGTGCAATTTTAGCAGTTGGATCGCCAAGGGCGGCTAGTATCAATTTAAATGCTGGTGAAGTCCGCACATTTAAATATGATGATGGTAAATGGAAACTATTAACTCGTGTTCAGCAAGAGTCGGGGATCGCCACCATCGGGCTTGGTGCTGCTGTTGCTATTTCAGCATCTGGTACTAATATTTTAACCAGTTCAACATCAAATAGTATACATACCACCAAGGCTGTAGTGCGTTCAATAGGATTTCTAAGTTCGCCGACTACATTATACCAAGTATGGTGTTTGGGCCACTCTTCTCTTGGGAAATTTGGTGGGTCCTCGAATGCAGGCAGGCCGGAAGATGGGTGGGGAAAAATCGGAGCACTTCCGCCTGGATATGATATAAAAGACTTTTGGGTTGGCTATGGTTATTATGGTAATTTAGTTAACTTTATGAAGGCATTTCGCCAGTCAGATGGACTGTATTATTTATTTGTAACTGGTGCTAATACATATGGTTGTGCTGGTGCTGGTGCCCCGGATCTGCTGCGAGGCTGGTTACGTTTAAACTTGCAGTCAGAAGTGGTCAATAATATAATTGATATACAGGCAATACACAGCGAAGTGAATGGGGCCTACCACACAATCTTACATTTGAAAAATGGCACTATTTATTTTGCTGGTTATAATAGGTATTCAATCGACCCCACTAACGTGGGCCTGGAGACCCGGAACAAAAGAACAAACTTTACACGCATAAAAATATAAAATTATATGGCAACAGATTATAAAAAAATAGTTCTAAAAAATAGTCAAGTACCCGGCGCAATTCCAATTCCAGATTTTTTAGACCATGGCGAACTTGCTTTAAACTATGCAGACAATAAAATATATTATAAGACTCTTGACAGCACAATTGTAGTTCATGAGACTCCAGATATTGACGTTGATCCTAGTCCAAATTCAATTGTCCGCCGTAACTTAAACGGTTCTGGTTCTTTCAATGGCGTGATCAGCGAAAGTATTGATGCTGATATCTATAGCATATATGCTAGCCACAATACAGCCGCCACTGCAAAATTTACTAATACTGGGGTGTGTGCTGGCGCGGAAATATCATCTGCTCTAGGTCACGGCGCAGAAATAAGCAGTATTTTTGCTACTGGAGCAATAATAAGTAGCCAGCAGGGCGCCGGCGCAAGGATATACAGCACTTCTTCTGGAACGGGAGCAGAAATAAGTAGTGAGTCTGAACTTGGCGCCAAAATTTACACTAATAGCGGAACATACCATGCAACATTTGGTAATATTTCTGGAACAACACAACTTGGTATTAGTAATGCCCCCGATTATTCAATTGATTGGTTAACTTTGTCTAGTGAAACTATTACTTCAACTGGTAAATTAAAGTCAGGAGCTACAACTAATCAAACTTGGACGTTGCCAAATGCTAGTGGAACCATCGCCCTGACGAGCGACATCACCTCCGCCACCGTCGCCGCGTCCATCACCACCAGCGCACACCGGCAAGCTTTGTTCGCCGCGCTCGGGGTGCTGTCCTACGCTAACCTCACCGACGCCAACAACGACAACGTCCTGAATATCGGACAGGTCTATTTCGACATCGCCCTCAACACACTCAACACCGTCACCGCATGAAAACCATCCTAGCCCTCCTCCTCACCGCGTCCGCATCAATCCGGACGGCAGCAATCCATTCGTAGGCGGAAGCTTCTGGAGTCAGGTCATAGTAGCATTTAAAGTTATGCGAAATAAAGAAGTTTACGTTGAACCAAAGTCTTAATAAATAGTAATATGCTAGCTATTACACTTCGACCAACTGACGGCGACCCCTCGCGCATTACAGATATTAATTGTGGAAGTACATCACCTAAATTTGGCGGATCAATTGATTTATCTGCGTTTACTGGTTTAAAAAACTTTACATGCGTTGGTAATGGTATAGTGTCATTAATTGGATACTCTAATAAGCCAAGCATTGAAAAATTAATTTTTTATGATAATGCAGTGTCTAATCAATTTGAGACACTAACTGGCTGTACTGGTCTAAAAGAAGTTGATTGTAGAGACAACATGATAACTGGATCAATTCCAGACTTAAGCGGTTTAAATTCACTTACGGTCTTTAGAGCATACAACAATAACTTATCGGGAACAATTCCAGATTTAAACACTATTGGAATTCCAAATTTAACTATTTTTAATTATGGCAACAATAATATCAACGGATTAATACCGCGAATAAGTGGATTAACTAATTTAGTTAACTTTAATTGTTATGGAAATAATCATATTGGAGGCATACCAGACTTGTCTGGTTGCGCTGCTTTAGAAACATTTAATTGCTACAGAAATTCGTTAGACGGAACTATACCAGACTTGTCTGGTCGCAATGAATTAAAAATATTTAATTGTTTCGAAAATAATTTAATTGGTACCATACCAGTGTCCATAACGACTTTGCCTAAACTTGAAATATTTAGTTGTTACAGAAATAACTTAACTGGATCTATACCAGACGACATAAATTATATAACGACCTTAGAAAATTTTTATTGTTATGAAAACAATTTGTCTGGTAGTATACCGAGTCTTTCTGGCATGAGCGCATTACGAGTATTTGAATGCAACCATAGCGGTTTGAGCGGTGTAATACCAGATTTAGCGGGAGTTAATTTAGATTCATTAACGTCATTTGTATGCTCAGGCAATAGTATAACTGGTGCAATACCAGTTATAAGTGGAGACGGGGCTCCTCCTTTAAATACTTTTAAATGTGGTGGTAATCTACTTTCCAGTGTAATACCAAGTCTAACAAATTTAACAAATCTAGTAGTGTTTGCATGTAATAATAATGGGGTGTATGGTGACATTCCCGCGTTACATACGTGCACAAGTTTATCAAGTTTTAACTGCAGTGTTACTGAAGTTGACGAATTTGCTGCAGTTGATCCTAATATCGTTATGCCAGACAGTTTGACTGATTTTCAAGCACAAGCCACGAATTTATCGCAAGCAGCCATAGATAAGATCTTAAAAGCATTTGTAGCTGCTGGGCCTAGTCAAAAAATTATAAATTTAGGAGGGGTCAGGCCAATTGATGACACTCGCCTTGTTCCAAGTTATACGGGAGGAATTACTAAAACATTAAGTGGTGCATCTTTTAGTTTAACTAATACTATTGTAACAGTAGCATTAGCTAGTCATGGATATATACAAAACCAGCTAATTACTGTTACTAGTGTTGACCTCCAGAACGCGTTTAGGGGCACATTTAAAGTAAAACAGGTAATAAATGATGATACTTTTCAATACGATGTTGTTACAAGCGGATCCATTGTTGGGTCTGGTACTGCAACAATTAGAACTACTACAAACCCAACAGACGGTTATGCATACTACCAAACTCTTACGAATGTTTCTAGAGTTGGTGGGCCGTGTAGTGTAATAATAAACCAACCATAGCATGATTACCGAGCATAAATTAACTATAATTGATGTAACAGCTGACAAGTGGTTGTTATTTTATAATGAGGAAACAAATATTTTATTATGCGAACCATTTCAAGGCAGTGGCTCGTATATGTGTGCAGCAGTTTTAGTAGTTGCAGACACGCTTGAAGAATGCAACATGTTTATTGCACAGAAAAAAATAATAAATCCATTTAAGTTTGTATCAGACAACACAACAAAATCTCAATAAGATCATTTATAAATAAGTATATGCCAACTCCACCGCCAATTAATTTAGGACCATATGTATTAAACTCTCCAACCGAGGCAGAGAAAGGGCATATACGCGAGAGTTTGAATCTTGGATCGTCTGCTTTATTAGACGGTGCCTTCGTTGATACTAACAGAATTGTTTTTACAGACCCAAATAATAGTCAGCGTACAATTACTCTTGATAAAACTGTGCTAACTTCGCCAGTAGCCGATCGCTTACGGACACCTCGCGTTTTAGCAGTGACTGGTCATGTTACAACGACTAGTCCGGCCCCAACTTTTGATGGACTTAGCGACATTAATATTCCAGTTACAATCAATGATGGAGTAATTAGTGAATCGAAACTAGCAACTAATGCTGTCGTTGGTGCAAAAATTAAAAATGGAACAATAACTCCAGATAAATTATCAGCTGGAGCTCCTGTGTGGACATCAACATCAGTTACTTTACCTCCTAGAATTGATCTTGGATCCAATATAGCTGTAGCTGGTGATAGTTATATAGACTTTCATTCGTCTTTCCCAATAGTTGACTATGATGCTCGTATATTGCGCAAATCTGGAGTCAACGGTGCACTTGATATAATAAACACAGGAACTGGAAATATAAATATTGGCGGCGGACTCTTTATAACATCAGCAAATACAGTTACTTCTACGCGCCAACTTATTGGGGCGATTGAAATTATAGAAAATCAAATTAATACTACCGCAAACACTAGTATTGAGATTGCGCTTAATTACCAAAATAGTGATAGCAATATTGCGGATTTCTTAAATACTACAGTCTATAATGGCAAAAGAGGAGTGTCTGCAAAGTTTTTTGGAGAAACTAAAACGCTGGAGACATATGGTCCTTGCCGTTCTATAACAACTAATCAAACTAATCAAGCATCTGCTGGACTTGAATCATGCAACACAGTTGGAAATGCTTTGATTGCTTTGAACGCGGATGGTGCGTCCGCAACTCTTCTACGACATTTTCGTGGTGGATCTGGAGTTGAAATACGCAATTCAACTGACACTGACTATGCTCCACTGAAAGCTTCTAGTGTTACAACAACAGGTAATATTGTCATACAGAATGCTAGTCCGACTTTAATCTTGCAAGACACCGATGGTCGCAGCGGAGGGATACAGGTAGATGCCAATCAATTTTATGTACTGCGAGGAAGCGCTTTTAATTCTCTATTTTCGGAAAAGTATAATAACTATTGGCCACTTCAAATAGATCTTGAAACTAACTATGCGACACTTGGAGGTGGAGCAAAAATAAATGGTACACTAAGCGTAACTGGAGATGTTGTTACATATTCAACATCTGATAGAAGTCTTAAAAACAATATTAAAAATATTGAGCAACCGCTAAGTAAAATACGAAAAATAAATGGAATAACTTTTGATTGGGATACTTCTAAACAAGACACACATGCCGGTTCTGATATTGGAGTAATCGCGCAAGAAATTGAAGAAATATTACCAGACGCAGTATGCACTCGTGAAGATGGATACAAAGCAGTCAAGTACGAAAAAATAATTCCACTATTAATTGAATCTGTGAAAGAACTTACGAGTCTAGTGGAGGCTCTTCAGACGAAAATAGTAAATTTAGAAAACCGATAAATTCAATCTATTACTAATAGTTAGTAGAGTAAACTTACAAACTGAACTTGATTGTAAAGCCAACTGGTCCGATTGGTAAAACTCGACATAAACTTTATAGAAATAAATTTTTATAAATAATGCTATATGGCAATATACAATAACATTTATATCGATCAGGGCAGTACCTACTCATCAATTATTGACGTAAAAGATGCCAACGGGTTACCATATAACCTTACTGGATACTCATCACGAGCTCAAATTCGTAAGAGCTACACATCAAGTAACTCTGTACCATTTGCTACATCAATTAATACTCCTCCAGAAGGACAGGTAGCCTTATCACTAACGGCGGTTCAAACTCGAGCCATGAAGTCAGGGCGGTATGTTTATGATGTTGAAATATATAATGTTGGAGGTCACGTGGTGCGGGTGGCAGAAGGGCAAGTTGAAATATCACCAGCCTCAACACAACCAATTTAATGTCTGATATAACATCAATTATACGTGAGACGCCGTCGCTTCAATCTGTTATAAGTGGAACAAACATTATAAGTGCCTCTACATTTTCAGAAGGTGGGCGAATGTTGTCTGAACTCACAGACATTGATTTACAAGGAGTGACAGCTAGTTCGCTGCTAGTCTTAAGTCGTCATCTCGACGATCTATAAATATAAAAATATGAGTTTAAATCATATAATTTCTCAACAGAGAAGAAGAGATATTGGGCCGTCTATTGATATTGATTACGCAGATTATGTGTCTGGTATGGGTCAAGTTGGCCCGACACCAACACTTATACGCGCAAGTTCTGGTACGTTTGTAAATGAAAATGGAAGAATTGTCGGTAAAACTAAAACAGTTACGCCTCTTAATCCTCTTCGATACCCTGTTGGTTCAGTTGTAACAATTGATGTGCCGCCAGGTGATGTAGTTGGTTGGCTTGACGGTGCAGCAGTTGTTATAATGCAAGACCTTACTGGAGACGATAAATTTTTATTACCGGACTCGTCTGGTGACGGTCATAACATTGCTGGAAATATAATACATAAGACCGACACTACACTTACTCTTAAAGTTACTGGTAAAATTGGTACAACTATAGCATCAAATTGGTGGGTCTCTTATCGCGGAGCGAGGCGCGACCATGATCCAGTCTCGCTTAAATGTCCTGGACTACTTGTTGAGCGCAACTCAACAAATTTTGTGACTCACAGCGGTGAAATGCATCTATGGACCGGAAATGGCACTCGAGTGCTTTCAACAGAAAACAGCCCAGACGGTACAAATAAAGCTACGTTACTAACTTCTATTAGTGGCGACTACGGCGGATTTTGTCGATCACTTAATAGCATAACATACTCGTTAGGCGCGTATTATACAGTTAGTGCTTTCGTTAAAAAGGGCAACTGGAGATATGTATCTTTGGATTTTAATACGTTACGACCAGTTGGAAATGCAGTTCCATTTTTTGATCTTGATACATTAACCTTTGATGCAAACGGCTCTACTACAGTTGGAAGAGCAATATCTTTTCCAAATGGGTGGGTACGCTTAGTTGTTAGTGGGACAACAAATGCAGCGGCGGCGACCACAACAGACTTTATTCTTACCTCTTCAACTGGAGTTCCTGGAACTGACATTGGAGCAGGGCGTACCGCTTATGTGTGGGGTTATCAAGTGGAAGTTGGTAGAAATGTAAGTAGTTATATACCCACAACAATAGATGCTACAGTGCGCGCACTTGATGTGTGCAGTGTTCCAACAACTCAATTTGGTGAAATATGGAATACCAAAGGTGGCACATTTTTTATAGAATTTCAGTTAGCGCAAAATATTGCTGGAAGTTCTCTACGGATTCTTTCACACAGTTTATCTAAACGCTGGTTGTATGCAAACTTTCCAGGTAGTGGATTTACTAATGAAGCGTTGGTTGCGTGGGATGGTTCCGCAAAAGTTTACTTTAGCGATGTTCGTCTTACAAATAAAAATAAAATTGCAATTTCAGTTGAAGGGTCGACTTGTAGAGCGTCTTTAAACGGTTCAACTATTAGTACAATAAGTCATGACGGAAGTCTATTTAATATAGTTTCACCAGTATTTGAAATACTGGCAAATAACACTGGGATTGTAACAGAGGTCAAGTACTATATTAAAAATATGTCTGACACCACGCTTCAAGCACTTACTACAACCACAACCGAAACACTACTTCTAGGAACAGAACAAATTACGCTATATGATGAAGGCGTTACAATAACATTATAAATATATTTATGGCAATCGAATTAACTACCTTAACATCTACACAAAAAAGTGCTGTACTCGGCGCTCTAGGTTTAAACGAAACTATTACTAGAACAGCTCCTGAAAATCTGTCTAATAAAACACTTATTAGTCCTACATTTAATGGCGAATGCAATGGCCAACTTGAGTTAACTCAACAAGTTTCTCTTACTCAGCACAGTGTCATAAATCGCTCTACCATACGACGTGAGTTGATGATGCAAGAAAGTACTGTACAACGGTTTAACACTACCAGGACATGGAATGTTAGAGGTGGAACAAGTGCTTTGACAATTGGGAATAGTGGCGACGATATATGGATGGATACTAGAACCAGAGCAATACTAAATACAGGATCAGACGATGGTAGTGGTAAACTTTGTAATCATACTTCATGGGCACGCAAAGAATTTGGTACGTGCTATCTCAACTCTGCGAGTGGCGGGGCACTTGATTGGAATAATCCATTTTCAATAGCTTTAAAGCTTAATAATTGTGAACAAGTGACCGGATCAACCTCAGAATATTGGGCTGGAATTAGTAATAATTGGAATGGGGGTCTTCCATGTGGTCGTGGTATTGGCATAATATGTGATATTAATGGTTTTAGGTTGTGGTTTCAAGATGGGACAATTTCAGTAATATGTGATACTAGTGGACTTATGACAATAACGACTGGAACTTCGCATGGATTTACTGTTGGAGATCGCGTTCGATTTACTGCAGCACAAGCAGGTAGCGGAGTCCTAACAACTACAACATATTTTATATGCGAAACGCCAAGTAACACTACGTTTAGAATTTCAGAAATTTCTGCTACTGGAACAGTATTTATTCCATCAATAGCTATATTGACAAACACTCAAGTTGCAAAAAAACCAATATTTTCCCCAATTTTTGCTACGGCCAGTCTACAGACAAACGTTAATATATTGATAAGTTCAGACGGGCTTGGCACTGCATCTTTGTACTATGGCATAGCGGGAAATACAATTTTAAGTAATACACCGACTACAACACTTGCAGTTGCTTCAACTGGTGGAGGCACTCCGGTGATGACACAGACATGCACATTCTCTGGATCAATGGGTTCAGTTACTGGTAATACTGCAATGGCAGTAATTACTGCATCATTTGCACCGTTTGCGGGATAACTTTATGACTGATTATATATTACGATTCTCTTCTAAACAGGTTGCCGAAGCGTTTGGTCTTGCAACAGGATTTGCACATAGAGACGAAGACGGTATGGTAGTTTCGTCACTCGCCAGTCACGAGCATGCCCTATGCGAAATTGGCGAACACAACGGCGACGGACAATATTGGATACTTTTTCGTGACCTCGTTGGCATAGCAATTCCAGACGGAGCTAGCGACTTTATTTACTGGTCATCAAATCAAATTACCACTGATGAAGATGGCAACGAAACAGCAGTACGTCGACCGTCTAACGACCCCAACGTACCGAGTTTGTGGTGGGGTTAAATATTAGGCGCCGAGTCGCACCTCTTCAAAATCATCTTTTGTTAGGTGCAGGCGCGCGCTGTTTGCTTTAAAAAATACTTTGTCGCCTTCAACTTTATAAACTTCAATATAGTCGACAATACCAATATTCATGCCGCGGAGAAGATCTTTAAATTCACTGTTTACGTATACTTTTTCATTAATTTTCATATAGATATATTTATGTTTACTTTAGGCGTAAACCGTGATAAAATACTATTTTATGAAAAAAAGTGCTAAAATAATTGGGTGTGGGCTGTCGGGTATCTCCGCAGCGGTGTTGCTAAAAGAAAAAGGATACCACGTAGAGATTTATGAGACTCGTTCTCATATTGGAGGAAACTGCGCCGATGCCTATATTACAAATACACTTGTTCATCAGTATGGCCCGCATATTTTCCATACTGATGACGAAGACGTCTATGCGTTTTTAAGTCGTTATACTGAATGGATTCCATTTGCACTACAGCCTAAGGGTCAAACACGCCTTGGACTCGTTAGTTTGCCATACAGTAAAAAAACAATCTCTGAGCTTGGAAGAGAGCTCTCACAAGAAGAGATTATAGAGTATATTTTTAAGGACTATAGCGAAAAGCAATGGGGAGTGCCGTTTGAAGAGATTCCAAAGACGATTACAAATCGCATTCCTAAAACTGCAGATGCTGAGGACCCTACCTGGTTTGAGGGACAAAAGTATCAGTGTGTTCCAAAGGATGGTTATACGGAAATGTTTAAGCGAATGCTTGACGGCATTACCGTACACTTAAACTGTGAGGAAGATCGTTGGGTGCATGAACGTCAGCCGTCTGACTTGATTGTGTATACTGGTAAAATTGATAGTTATTTTGGAACGGTGTATGGACGATTACCTTATCGTTCGTTGCGTTTTGAGCATGACGTACTTTGTGAAAAGACTGATACGTTTATTGTTAATCAAAATAACAAAGATGTGGAATACACTCGTGTCTATGATCACAGCGCTTGGACGCCGGGTCATGTTGGCCCAACAGTGGTTACTCGAGAATATCCAAAGGAGTGCGGACCAAACGACGTGCCATTTTACCCAATTCCTTGGGGTGAGGGACAAGAAATGTATCGCCGCTATGAGACACTCGCAAAGGAGGAGGAAGGAGTAATTTTTGTTGGGCGTCTTGCAACTTATAAATATTTAGACATGTGGATGGCAATTAAGCATGTTATGCTAAAGTTAAGAGATTTATGAAAATAGCGTTTTGTATACGAGGACATATCAGGGACGGACTTTTCACTAGTTCTTTACGAGAGTTTATTAGTCTGTGTGAGTCCGATGGGCACTCACTTGACATTTATTGTCATGCGTGGACCGAGTCTGAGGCAAAAAGTAGTTATAAAACACTCGATAGATCTAATATTTTTGAAGTTAAGGAAGAATTACTGCGCAGTTATTTTAAAAACTTTAATGTGTCTAAAGTGATTATAGAAAACGACTTAAAGGTAAAAATACGTGGAATTAAAACTGGAGTAGTTTGTAAAAGTATATGTCCTATAATTGCATGGAAACGAATGTGGGCTGGCCAGGTTTCAGTTATAAATGCAGCCTATACATCCGGTGTTAAATATGATGCAATCATTAATACACGTTATGATTATTTTACGACTCCAATATGTTACACTCCACCAAAACATTTACGTCGACTGATCGCTAAAAAACAAAGTTTTGCATTTAAGTATCCAGACTATTCGCACAGTATAATAGGGGTTGATAATTTTTATATTGGAACGTTAGAAAATATGCATAAGATTGTAAATGATTTTCACCTTAACCTAGATAGCATTAGTGCTAAATATCCCAATATAGTTAATCAAGAGGAATTAGTTTATCGGCATGCCTATGATATTGGTATTTTATGAAAATAGCGTTTTGTATACGAGGGCACGTTAGAGACGGCTTGACAGATTTGGGTCTAGCAAACTATATAGGCATACTAGAGGGGTATGGTCATAGCGTTGATTTATTTTTGCATACTTGGAACACGTCTGAGGCGCAAAGTTCCTATCGAAAACTTAATACTGATAGCAGTTTTATTGTTACTCGTTCTGTGCTTAAAGATTATTTTAGCAAATACAACATAAAACAAATTATAGTTGACGACGACTCTAAGTGCCAACTGCATGGAAACTTAGAAGGAAAGATAAATACGTGTCCGCGTATTGCATGGAAACGAATGTGGGCTGGTAAGTTCAAACTCATATCACATCTACATAATAACCATAGGCATGATTATGATCTTGTAGTAAGCACTCGGTATGATAAATTTACTACAAAAGTATGTTACACTCCAGTTAAAAACCTGTTAAAGATGACGACTGCTGGGGAAGGGCTAAGTTTAAAGTATCCACATCAGTATAGACATGTAAAGGGTGTAGACAACTACTATTGTGGGTCATTGCAGGCAGTCTATGATATTACTCATGCCTTTCATTGTTCATTGGATGAAATAGCACTAAAGTATAGTATACGAAGCTTTCATGAGGAACTTTTCTATAAATACGCGGTTGAACACAATTTAATTAGATAAAAAACATATTTTTATAAATAACAATATGTTGATAGACGTTATATAATGTTTCATATTTTAAAAATATAGTTATAAATGGAACCAGAAAGATCAATGTTACAAGAGTTTCTAGAGGGCGGTTGGATAATACCTCTAGTTGGCGCAGCAGGAATGCTTGCTCGACTCTTGACAGCAAAAAAAGAATACACTATTCTTGAGCAATTTAAAAATATTGCTTCAGCTGCTATTGCTTCAGCAATTGCGTGGTTTATACTAGAACAAACAGATATACCTAGCCTTTATAAGGCAATCACATATGGTATTATTGGGGTTGTTTCTCCAGAAATTATTAATGGAATTATTAAATTAGCTAAACACTTTGAACGCGCGCCCGAAAAATTTATTAACAAGCCATGAACAAGAATGTCATCCTCGCGGTATTTGTTTCAATTTTATGTATGTTTACATTTAATTGTTTAAATACTGCTGAGATGGTAGCACAGCACGGTATTATACTATTTGCGTTGTGTATTTCAATATGTGCTGGAATCTCTATAAGAGATTAATATAAATAGAATATATGAGTACAAACGTTTACGAAAAAGGTTTAATACACCAAAACTCCTCTGCAGTTGCATATGAGGCATTAGCTTTTACGGGTGATCCTGGTTTTTACACACCGACTGCGGGCAAAGTGTTTGCTGGACTATATATCGCCCCTGGTACTGCTAATGGAACCATTGAAATTGAAGGCGTAGATGGTGAAACAGCTATACTTACATTGAGCCCAGGAGTATGGCCTCTTGGTGGTCAGCGTATAGTCGATAGTGGAACTACTATATCTGCTGCTGCTGTAACAGTATTATTCTAATTTTATGTTTCAAGGAGTTAGATTTGGCCTTGGATTGGATTTGTCATACAAGTATGGCACTGCTGTTTCCGGTGATCCCAATTCATGGGATGTAAGTGCATTAAATTTACAAGCTGGTCTGTACACAAAGCAATATTACGGGTATTTCAATGACGACAATGGGTTTTTTAGCAGCAGGCTGTTAACTACGTTTGGGTTTGAAGTTCCGCCTTCGTACTTTCAAATTGTCAATGCTGGAGTTGCAACAACACAGACAGATTGGCAAGATTGGGGGTTTATACCGCAACCAGAATATGATACACCAGAATCATTAGTCCAACCATTTCCAGCAGTTGGCAAAGGTGTATTTTATATTGGTGCATCGCCTCCGACAAATTCTGGAACTGCTAGCGTAGGCCCTCCTCTAAAATCTGAAGAAGTTGCGAGTGTAGTCTATGGAAACTATTCTGCAGTTCCAAACAACGAGAGTCTTATCATAAGAGGTTATTTTAAACCCAATGTAAGCGGACTATATACATTTAAACTCGCTTCAGATGATGCTAGCTATCTGTGGCTTGGTCCTGATGCATTTGATGCTAATAGGACTATGAGCAACTATATAGTAGGTGTACCTGGTCTGCATGGGGTTCAAGACAGCACAGGTACATTTAATATGGTTGCTGATCTGTATTATCCGTTGACAATAGAATTTGGCAATGGACCAGAAGGCGCTGGGGTATTATTATTTGAATACTTATCTCCAGAATCGAGCGTATACTCTTCAGTATTAACTGAAAAGATTGCATACAATCCTGTCACTAAAGGACATTGAGTATAAATAATATATTATGGCAAAACCAACATCACGACAAGAACTTGCTGACTATTGCCTAAGGGCATTAGGCGCTCCAGTACTTGAAATTAATATTGATGAGGATCAGATCGAAGATCGCATTGATGAGGCACTTCAGTTTTATCAAGAGTATCATAGCGACGCGGTCGTACGTACATTCTTAAAGCATCAGGTCACACAAGCGGACTATGATAACAACTATATTACGCTGCCTGACCAACTTATTTCCGTATTGCGTGTACTAAACTTAAGTAGTGGCGATGCTGCTGATATGTTTAGTGTTAAATATCAAATGTTTTTGAATGACTTGTATGGCCTTCGCCAGCCCGGTTCACTTGTTAACTATGAAATGACGAAGCAGTATATGAGCTCAATTGAACTTATACTCACCGGTTCAACACAGCAGATTATATTTACTCGTCATATGAATCGTCTTAGTATTCAAGATGATTGGAAAACTTATATACATATAGGCCAATATATTATAGTTGAAGGTTATCAAACGATAAACCCGAATGACTATACTGATGTATATAATGACATGCTTCTTAAGAAATATCTTACCGCGTTGCTGAAAAAGCAATGGGGGACGAATTTGTTGAAATTCGAAGGCATGACGTTGCCCGGTGGAATTACTCTAAATGGGCGTGCGATTTACGAAGATGCGATAAATGACATTGAAAAAATAGAGACTGATTTTGATACGAAATATCAAATGCCGCCAGATTTCTTTGTCGGATAAGGATAAATAATATAGTATGGCACGTAGTGTATATTTTAGTCAGCGGTATAGACCCGAGCAAAACCTTCTTGAAGATTTGCTTATAGAGTCTATGAAAATCATGGGACACGACGTCTACTACATTCCTCGCAAGATTATAAAGCAAGACTTTATCTTAAATGAGGATGTAATATCAAGTTTTGACGCTTCATTTCTTATTGAAATGTTTGTCGAGAGTGTTGATGGCTTTGAAGGTGACGGCGACCTCATGACTAAATTTGGACTTGAGACGCGAGATCAGGTTACACTTGTGTGCAGTAGCCGCCGTTGGAACTCACTCATTGGACGTCATGGCTATACAAATGACAGTGTTCGCCCGCGTGAAGGTGACCTCATTTACTTGCCATTTACTGGCGGGCTTTTTGAAATTAAATTTGTTGAAGATAAGATTCCATTTTTCCAACTTGGTGGTTCGGGCGATAAAAAGGCTACTATCCCTACGTTTAAACTCACATGCGAACTGTTTGAGTATGGCGGTCAGGAAATTGATACTGGAATAACAGAGATTGATAGCATCCAAGTTGGTCATACTCAAGGCTCACGAGCGCTGCTTGACTTTGACGGCGGAGACGTACATAACCTTGGCGAAACGTTAACAATTACATTGCCTTCTGGGGTTACTGGATCAGCCGAGTTGTTACAGTATGAACATACACCTGGTGGAATAATTGCGACATTTGGCACCCTAACATTTGATGACGAAGAGTATCATACACTAACTCCTAATACTGAACTAACGGGTCAGACTTCTGGTACGACTTCAACGGTAACTTCTGTAGTTGATTTGGATGATGGAGATGCTGCGCTCTTTGTTAATGATGACCTTACACAAAATAGTTCTTTTGAACTTGCAGGCAACGACTATATTGACTTTAGTGAAAGCAACCCATTTGGAGACCCCTCATAAACCATGTTAAACAGTTCATATTATTATAACGGAAATCTAAAAAAGATTGTGGCAGTTTTTGGCACAATCTTTAATGACGTGTCTGTTGCAAAAAAGGTAAATGGCAAAATGACTGGTATACAACGTGTGCCAATTTCATATGGTCCAAAACAAAAGTTTTTAGCTCGACTGGCTTCTATGCAAAATGAAGAGTATGGCGACGTAGCAATCAAGTTACCTCGTATGAGTTTTGAAATTACCTCAATAACATATGATTCGGCAAGTAAGTTAAATAAACTTAATAACAAGTTATATCTAATAGAAGGTGACACTGATGTACAGAAAAAGGTATATCAAAGTATTCCATATAAAGTTGGCATTCAATTAAGCATACTTGCACATCACCAGGATGACGCCCTTCAAGTTTTTGAACAAATCGTTCCATACTTTACTCCAGACTATATAGTTGCGGTAAAAGACCTTGAGGGCCCGGGTTCTGTTACTGACGTACCTATACTATTAACAGGCACAAATATACAGGACGACTATGAAGGTGATTTTGCCAACAGCCGTCGTACAATTATCTACACCCTAGACTTTGATATTAAGTTTAAGTTTATGGGTATACAGACTGGTCCTGCAAAAATTATTAAAGTCGTTGATGTTGACTTGTATGATACACCAATAACTCCAACAGCACTGCCAATTGATGGTGTGAGTGTCGAACTCGGTGATCCTGAGAATGATACTCCAGAAAACTATACAGTAATCACTACATATGGTTTTGATGACGACATATAATTATGAAAAAAGACAAAGATACCATACTGGCATCTCTTGAAAAAAACGTTTTACCAGTAAAACATGAAATTGCCGTCGCGACCGGGGCCCCAGTTGGGCCGTCTCATGACGAAATAGTGATGCATGCTGAAGAAGACTATAAGTTTGCTCGAGAACAAATTAAAAAACTTATAATTACAAGTGATGAAGCTATAGGTACAATGCATGCACTCGCAAGTGATGCCGAGCATCCACGTGCATTTGAGGTACTCGCTGGAATGATAAAGACTGCAGCTGATATAAACGGTCAGTTGCTAAGTTTGCAAAAAGAGAGAAAGAAAATTGTGCAGGTTGAGGATAAAAAGGGACAGACATCTGCACCAAATACCACTAATAATGCTATATTTGTAGGCACTACGACAGAACTTCAAAAGTTGTTAAGGGGTGTTACTGATGAACCTATTGATGTTTAATGACTGCAATTCCATATTTTTATATAATACAGCATATTATTACTAAAAAATACTATGCTGGCAGCAAATATTCAAAGGATGACAGCGATCCAAAAACATTATTAACATCCAACGGATATACTACGTCATCGCCTATAATTAATAAAATTATAGAAAAAGAAGGATTAGATTCATTTATTATTAGAAAAATTAAAATTTTTACGTGTTCTCATAGCGCATATCAGTATGAGACTAGATTTCTTAAAAAAATTAATGCAGCATACAATATAAATTTTTATAATTGTCACAATAATGATTTACGATGTCCTTCGTTTGGAACATTAGAATATTCCCAATTATTATTGGATAAATATAGCGTGACGAACGCAAATTATGTGCCTGGAGTAATCGATAAAATACGAAATAAAGCTTTTCAACGATATAACAACGGGGAATGGAGAAATACCAAATGGATAAGGGGTATTGAAAAAATGAAAAATACCATGGCTGACTCTGAATGGAGAAAGAATGTTGCAAAACCTCGATCGATAAAGGCAGCACAAAATAGAGATAATAAATTAGCTGCTATACGATGCAGCAAAACAAAATTATCGCCGCATTGGAAAAATACAATAGGTAAAATATCACAAGAAAAAAGAAATGTAATTCGTCAACAAAAGACTAATAGGCCTGTAGTATTAGAAATTAGACAAATTTGTAAACAATATAACGTGAAATTAGGATCTGGTTGGTCAGTTAAAGACGATGAGTTTTTAAATAATAAATTAATTGAATTAAAACAACAATATGATTGTTGATCATCAAAAGACCAAAGAAAATGGATATCTTGGAAATCCCAATGTAAAGCGTGATGGTGTTAACATTAACTTTACAAAAGAGCAAATTGATGAATATATCAAGTGCAGTAAAGATCCAATTTATTTTTGTGAAACCTATTTGAAAGTTATTCATTTAGATCGTGGCTTGGTACCATTTAAGTTATATGGATATCAAAGAGAAATATTTCAACACTATAATTCACATAGGTTTAATATAATATTAGCTTGCCGCCAAAGCGGCAAATCAATTTCAACATGTGGTTATTTGCTTTGGTATGCACTTTTTCATAGCGAAAAAACAATTGCAATCTTGGCTAACAAGGGAGCAACTGCGCGTGAAATGTTGTCTCGCATATGTCTAATGCTTGAAAATCTTCCATTTTGGTTGCAACCGGGGTGTAAAGCATTAAATAAAGGAAATATCGACTTTTCAAATAACTCACGAATTATTTGCGCAGCAACTTCAAGCTCAAGTATTCGTGGTATGAGTATATCACTTTTGTTTCTTGATGAGTTTGCATTTGTTGATAATGCTAGTGCATTTTATACCGGAGTTTATCCTGTTATTTCATCTGGTAAAGACACAAAGGTTATTATTACTAGCACACCTAATGGAATTGGTAATATGTTTTATAAGCTTTGGGAAGGCGCAATACAGGCTACAAATGAGTTTAAACCGTTTACTATTCGTTGGAATGATGTGCCAGGTCGTGACGATGAATGGAAACGTCAGACTATTGCAAACAGTAGCGAACTTCAATTTCGCCAAGAATTTGAAGTAAACTTTATTGGCAGTTCGCAGACACTAATAGGTTCAGACACGCTATTAGGATTGCAGTCACATGAACCATTACAACTACAACATGGCATACGATATTATGCTGAACCAGTTGAAGGTCATGACTATATAATGACGGTTGATGTTAGTAAAGGTCGTGGTCAAGACTATAGTACCTTTACAATATTTAATATATCTGGAGTCGATGGCGCGTTTAAACAAGTGTGCACATATCGAGACAACCTAGTGTCTCCACTTATGTTTCCAGAATTTATTGTTCGTGCGGCAAAGACGTATAATGAAGCACTTGTAATAGTTGAAAATAATGATGCTGGTCAGGTTGTTTGTAATGCAATCTACTATGACTATGAATATGACAATACGTTTGTGCAAAGTGCTGTAAAGAGTAGCGGTATTGGGGTTACTATGACAAAACGCGTAAAACGTATTGGGTGTAGTAATTTAAAAGACTTGCTTGAAAGTGGCAAGCTTCAATTATGTGACCCAGACACAATAGTTGAACTTAGTAGTTTTGAGCCAAAGGGAGACAGCTATGCTGCTCGTGGAAACACCCATGACGACATGGTTATGAACCTCGTGCTTTTTGCTTGGTTTGTGAGCACAGATGCATTTGGAGGACTCAGTAATATTGAATTAAAATCGCTGCTCTACAGCGAAAAGATACGCGAAATGGAAGAAGACTTGCCTCCGTTTGGCATATTCGACAGTCCTGTTTCTAGTAGTACCCCTAGTATGGTTGACTATGAACGGCAGGTATCAGCACTACAAGAATGGAATGCCTTGTAAAAGTGACTTTTTATAAATAACGATAGATTGAAATTTTCTTATTATGTATCAAACTTATAATCAACAATAACTGAAAAAAATATATGGCAACATTAACAAGCGTAGGCGTACAAACCAGAGAAACAGACTTAACACCCGCAGTACAACCAGTCGCAGCATCAATTGGTGCATACATTGGTCACTTCAATTGGGGACCGGTAGATGAAATAGTAAATATTACATCTGAAACTATTCTAGGACAAACATACACTGTTCCAACTAAAAGTAACGATCCTCTTGCAACATCGTTCTTGACTGCTTCGAGCTTTTTAAAGTATGGTAATTCATTAAAAGTGGTTCGCGCCGCTGATAGTGATAGTGCATTAAATGCTAAAGGCACCACCTCCGGCTACGCCCAGGACGCGGAGCCGCTATTCATACCAAACCAAACAGGCTTTGATACGGTGACTAGCAGCAGTCTTACTGCAGCACTCTATGCTCGCTATCCTGGTTTAGTTGGCAACTCATTGCGTGTACAAATTTTTCATGCAAATAATACGACATTATCAGATACTAATAACCTGAAAGAAATTAAAAGATATTTCTATACAACTCCGTCCACGAGCCCCTGGGCCGAGGAAATCTCTGAGACAATCTATACAGATGACGAAATACACATCGTAATCTATGACACTCATGGCGGATTCACTGGTCAAAAGGATACAGTATTAGAAACATGGGAAAGTTTGTCACTTGCGCGTGACTCTCGTACTACGGCTGGATCGACAAATTATTGGGTAGACGTAATTAATAATGGTTCGTCATATATCTTTGTTGGTGACGCAGATGACGTTGTAACGTTAGATAGCACTAATAAATATACATTGAACGGTAGGGATGGAAATATCACATTTAGTGGTGGTGCCAATGGTGAGCACAAAATAAACACTGTTGTAAATGCAATGGGTGTACTAGAAGACACTGATAATGTTAATGCAAGTTTAGTATTTGCTGAGGCATTTGAAAATGATATTAATGCAGAAATTAATAATGCACTTATCGGATTGGCTGGTGTCCGTGAAGATATAATGGTATTTTTATCTGCGCCGTTAAACCTTTATAAAATAACTAGTGACGCAGGTAAACTAACTGCATTACTGAATTGGCGCGACATGCTGGTTGCCAGCTCCGATAGAATACGTAGTTTTACAGTACTCGATAGTACTCCGGTGTATGTTTATAACCGCTATTCTGACAGATACGAATGGATTCCAGCATGTGGTCACTTAGCCGGTCTTTGCGCGTATACCGATGAAATTGCTGATCCATGGTTCTCGCCAGCTGGGTTTAATCGTGGTCAGTTACGTGGTATTACTAAACTAGCATACAATCCTAGAACAACTGATCGTGACGATTTATACAATTCAAATATAAATCCAATCATAAATACTCCGGGTCAAGGTGTTATTCTCTATGGAGATAAGACCGGTCAAAAGCGTCCTTCTGCATTTGATCGCATTAACGTACGTCGTCTATTTATTGCGGTGCAAAAAGCAATTACTGTTGCAGCCAAGTATCAATTATTTGAATTAAATGACGAGTTTACGCGAAGCGCATTTATTAATATAATTAATCCATACTTACGAGACATTCAAGGTCGTCGTGGTATTATTGAATATAAAGTAGTATGCGATGAATCTAATAATACGCCACAAGTTATAGATACTAACGGATTTGTGGCTGATATTTATATCAAACCAGCACGTTCAATTAACTTTATTTCTCTTAATTTTGTAGCAACACGTTCTGGTGTAACATTTAGCGAATTAGGTGCATAATTTATTATAAATAACTAAAACTATAACTAAACAACAATGAGTAATATAACAAATTTTAAAGGTCAATTCGCAGGCGGAGCACGTCCAAATTTATTTCAGGCGGAAATTACTTTTCCAGCAGCGGTAACTGGCGCGGGTTCAGCTCAGGGATTATCACGATTCATGATTAAAGCGGCACAACTTCCAGCTAGCATAATTGCGCCAATTGAAGTGCCGTATCGCGGCCGTAAATTAAAGGTAGCGGGTGACCGCACGTTCGAACCATGGACAGTCACCGTAATTAATGACGTAGGTATGGAAATTCGTAACGCATTTGAGAGTTGGATGGATCTAATCAATCGTAACGTATCAAATACAACTGGTTTGCCTGGATTAAATTATTATCGAGATTTACAAATTTATCAATTAAATCGCGATTTTACAGCTACTTCTACCAAATCATATAATTTCGTTGATGCATTTCCAACGAATATCAGTGCAATTGACTTAAACTATGAAACAAATGATGCAGTAGAAGAATTTACTGTTGAATTTAATTATCAATATTGGACTTCTGGTCAAAGTACTAGTACTAATCAATAAGTACTGATATTTGGGTTATAAATATATATTATGAAGCTATTCGGCTATGAATTATCCAAGGTAATCAATAAAAAAGATACTCCTGACTTTAATAAGGTACCATCATTTTCTGCTCCGGTAGAAAATGATGGTACCTCTATTGTAACTTCATCAGCTACAGCTGGTTATTATGGTCAGGTACTTGATATTGACGGCGCAGCACTGACAAATGAAAAGGACATTATCCTAAAATGTCGTGCAGCAGCAATTCAACCAGAATGTGATTCAGCTATATCTGACATTATAAATGCTGCAATAGTGTCTGACTCTGATGGCTCTCCGGTTAATCTTATACTCGACAATCTAGAGCAACCTGAAAACATTAAGAAAAAAATACTTGAAGAGTTTGATAAGATAACTAAACTGTTGTCGTTTAACTATAGCGGTCAAGATATTTTTAGAAAGTGGTATATTGACGGTAAGTTGTATTATCATATTATGGTTGACCCTAAAAAGCCAAAAGAGGGCATCAAGGAGTTAAGAGCAATTGACCCATTAAAGATTAAAAAGGTCAAAGAAATAACCAATAAGGTTGATAAAAATACTGGAGTAAAAACTTCAGAAGTTACCGCAGAATATTTCTTATATTCAGATGACTTTAACACCAGCAGCGGGTTTAAAATTGACCCAAATAGCATAGTTTATGCTCCTTCTGGGATGCTTGATGAAAGCAATAAATTTGCTGTTTCATATCTGCATAAGAGTGTAAAGCTCGTAAATCAGTTGCGTATGATGGAAGATGCACTCGTGATTTATCGTATATCACGGGCGCCAGAACGTCGTATCTTCTATATTGATATTGGTAACTTACCAAAGGGTAAGGCCGAGGAATATGTACAAGGGATTATGGCAAAGTATCGTAACAAACTTGTGTATGATGCAAATACCGGCGAAATACGTGATGACCGTAAGAGCATGAGTATGCTTGAAGATTTTTGGTTGCCTCGTCGTGAAGGGGGTCGTGGTACAGAAATTACTACGCTTCCAGGCGGAGACAATCTTAGCCAAATTGAAGACGTAATCTTTTTCCAAAAGAAGCTTTATCGTGCACTAAATGTACCAGCTAATCGTCTTGATAGCGAGTCTGGATTTAATATTGGACGTGCGAGTGAAATTTCTCGGGAAGAGGTTAAGTTTCAAAAGTTTATCAACAGACTGCGTAAAAAGTTTTCGTTGATATTTATTGAGGCGCTACGAGTACAACTAATATTAAAGGGTATTTGTACTCAATCCGATTGGGAAACTATACGTGAAGGCATATCAGTTGACTATATTGAAGATAACTATTTTTCTGAGCTTAAAGACTTTGAGATTATGAGAGAACGCATAGGCATGCTTGATACCATAAGTTCTCATATTGGTAAATATTACAGTGACAAATGGGTACGCAGTAACATACTAAATCAGTCTGACGCTGACGTTGAAAGAATGGATTCTGAGATTGCAGAAGAAAAACCAGAAGATGATACTTCAGGTTCGACTGATGACACAGTTAGCGACGCTGTTGATGATACTGAGTTTACAAATAACGAAAACAATTTACATATAGATAATACTCATAAAGAAGAAATTCATGAAGCTCAATTAAAAATGATTGAGAGCATGACTAAAATTCTAGAAGAATAACGACATGTCAGATCTTAGTGATGTTAATGCTATATTACCAGTTGCTCTATATAAAAAACTCCAAAAACAACTAGAACCAATAGTAGAAAAGATCGATTCTTTAGAGTATGCTACTCGTACAATCGAAGCTACTCCTGGACCTAAAGGAGATAGAGGATCAAATGGTGAGCGTGGACCTCAAGGCTTAAGAGGTGAAATTGGACCTCAAGGTTTTCGTGGTGAAAAGGGAGAGCGGGGTGAGATAGGATTACAAGGCATTCAAGGCGAGACCGGTCCACACGGAGAGCGTGGTGAGACGGGCATTCAAGGCGAGGTTGGATTCCAAGGAGATCGCGGTGAAATCGGGCCTCAAGGTTTACGTGGTGAGACAGGCATTCAAGGAGAAAGAGGAGAGAGTGGTGAGACAGGACTTCAAGGCGAGATTGGACTTCAAGGATTAAGCGGTGAGACGGGACCACAAGGCGAGACCGGTCCACAGGGTGAAAAGGGAGATCGTGGCGAGACAGGCATTCAAGGAGAAAGAGGTGAGCAAGGATTGCAGGGGCTTCAAGGCAGTGTTGGGTTGCAAGGAGATCGCGGTGAAATCGGCCCTCAAGGTTTACGCGGTGAGACAGGCATTCAAGGAGAGCGTGGTGAAGTCGGACCCCAGGGCGAAAAGGGAGAACGCGGTGAGACAGGCATTCAAGGAGAGCGTGGTGAAGTCGGACCCCAGGGTGAAGTCGGACCAGAAGGTCCATCAGGAAAAGATGCAACTATACCTGACATCAACAGTATAGTTGAACCGTTTATATCTAATGCTCAAACAAATATTGATAGCTATATCGATAAATCAGAAAAAACATTTAAGAGTTGGCAGAGTATGGTCAATAACCAACTCTCTACAATTGGTGGAGGTGGTGAAGTTTGGCTTGGCCGTTTAAATGACGTTGATCGCACCACTGCAAAAGTTGATGGTGCATATCTTAAATATGATGCATCAACAAAAAAATGGGTTGGAGCTAGTGGCGGTTCTGGATCACAAGGCCCAAAGGGAGATAAAGGCGATCCCGGGGAACCTGGTTTAGATGGTGCAGATGCATTATGGAATTATACAGGTCAATATAGCATTGGCACAAGCTATGCAGTTGGAGATGTTGCTGTCTATAACGGCGAATTATTTTATCGTAAAGATACACATGGTGGAAACACTGGAGACACTCCATATAATGGCAGTCTTTTTTGGGATCTTATTACTGCAAAGGGTGAGCAAGGTCTTCAGGGTGAGCAAGGTCTTCAAGGCATTCAAGGAGTTCAGGGAATTCAAGGAGTTCAGGGAATTCAAGGAGTTCAAGGCGAACACGGATTAGCTGGTGACAAATATCAGACAACATCATCTACAAATCTGTTGATTCCAGCAATAGACACAACAATTACACTTACTGTAGAAACAGATTTATCATATAGCACAAATCAGACTGTTCTTATTTCGCATAATATTAGCAATCATATTCATGCTGAGATTGACTCTTATAACCCAACTACAGGCGAGATGATTGCTATAGTTACAGACACTGAAGGTGATGGAACTTTTACTTCATGGATTGTAAATCTCTCAGGAGCTGTTGGAGCCGTTGGTGAACAAGGCATTCAAGGAGTTCAAGGTGAGCAAGGGATTCAAGGAATTCAAGGAGTTCAAGGTTTTCAAGGCGAGACCGGTCCAGCTAATGTATTATCAATTGGTACTGTAGTCTCTGGAAGTTTTCCAGAAGTCAATATTACTGGGACAAGTCCAAGTCAAACCTTAGACTTTGTACTTCAAAAGGGAGATGACGGAGCGCCTGGTCCAATTGGCCCTTCAATCGAGTCGCTCATAGTCACAGAAACCGCGACTGCTCGTACGCTTGCACTCAGCGATACAGATCAATACATCAGATGTGTACATGTAGATCAGATATATATAACTGTTCCACCAGAATCTGCTGTCGCATGGACTGCTGGAGCAGTAGTTTATTTTCGTCGTGCTACAACAGCCGGAGCTATTAACCTTGTTGCTGGAGTTGGAGTCACTATCAATGGGGGTTCTCTTGCACCAACTATTCTTGCAGACCAAAACTTTGCAATTAAAAAGGTAGGCACAAACGTTTGGGATTTGATATAAACAATTTACAGCATGGAACTGAAGAATATTATAATGCAACAGCACCGACGTTCTTATGGACCGGCGCTTGATATTGCCTTTTCTACAGACAAGTCTAATGTTAGTCGAACAGGTCCAAATCCTGTTCATAGTCGTGCAAGCTCAGGCACATTTGTAAACCAAAACGGACGCATCGTTGGAAAGACGCGAAGCACTACATCGCTCAATCCTGCTAGGGTTCCAGTTGGTGGTGTTGCTGTGTTTGAGGTTCCATCTGGCAGCGTAGTTGGTTGGCTCAACAACTCAGTCGTTGTTGTGATGGAAGACACCGACGGTGACGACCAAATCGGTGCACAGCGACACATTACTGGCACACTGATCCACAAGACCGACACAGCGATCACGCTACTTGTGACTAGCAAAGTTGGAACTACAACGCTTTCGAGTTGGTCTGTCTCCTATCGAGGACTTCGTGTTGATCATGATCCAATTACTGGTTTATGCTTAGGCGCATTGATCGAGATTAGTAAAACAAACATAGTAGAAATGTCAGAAAGTTTTGACAATACATCTGTTTGGACTCAGGTAAGACTCGTATCACAACCTGTAGCAAATACTGACATTGCACCAGATGGATCACTCACTGCTGAAAAATTTATTCCGTCAAACACACTTGATAATCATCGAATTGATGATCCTACAATTGGGATAGTTTCAGGTTCAAGCTATACTGTCTCTGCTTTTGTAAAGGCTGCAGGATATACTGGTTTTGGAATACATGTAGGATCTTCACCAGTTCCTTCCGCCACATTTAGTTTAACTGGATCCGGATCTGTCACGAGCACAGCAACGGGGTGGAGCGCTCGCATATATCCATATAGAGATGGATGGTATCGTTGTTGTGCTACATTTACTGCTACAACTGCAAACAGACTCTATCTATTTGTTGGTCAAACTGGAACAACGTTTACCTATGCTGGAGATACTACAAGTGGTATCGTTGTTTGGGGTGCACAATGTGAATTAAGTCGTGAAAGTAGCTATATACCAAATTATCGACTTGGCAGTGTCATTCGAAGTACTGACATATATAATATTAGCGGAACAGCATTTAGTAGAATATGGAATACTAGAGGAGGAACTTTTGTTTTTGAAGGATTATTATCTAGTGGTTTATCAATTAACCAATATATATTGAGTAGCGGAGGAAATAGAAGATGGCTATATGGAAATAATCCTGGGGCAAATAATAATACAGAAGCTTTAGTTGCATTTGATGGAGCATCAACTCCAACTTATTTTACAAATGTAAGAATTTCAACCAGATTTAAGATTGCTATTTCAGTTGAGTCGATAACTTGTAGTGCATCTCTTAATGGATCAACCATTACAACAATTAACCACAATGGAAACCTATTAAATTCTGTTACACTTCTTGAATTTATAGCAAATTCGTTGGGAATTGTAACCAGAGTTAAGTATTACAGTAAAAATTTACCAAACACGTCACTACAAGCCCTTACAACAACCACATCTGAACCAATCACTTACAATGGTGTTGCCATTCAATACAATGGTGTCGGACTCTTGGAAACTTCATGATATATAAACTATGCCAATCGACTTAGGAAACTTACCAACAGGAACACCGCCGACAGCAGAGGAAAAAACACAAATTCTTTCTGCACTAGGAATCGTAGATCCTGCAACTCGTTCAGGAGCAGAAAACTTGTCTAATAAGACTCTCGTCAGTCCTGCATTCAGCGGCACAGCTAGTGGGCAGTTAGACATACCTTCACAAGTATCTTCTACAGAATTTAGTGCACTAACACGTACCACGCTACGGCGTGAATTGTTGTCTTCAAGCAGTGTCATACAGCGGTTTAACATCTATCGTCCACTCGCAAGTCGTGGAGGTTTAAACTCTGCAAACATTGGACGTTCAGGTACGACATACACAGACAATAACGACATACTATCTCTTAGTACTGGTGTTAGTTCATCTCATGATCATACCACATGGGCTCAACACAATATGGGTGTGTGTTATATTAGCGCGGCGTCTGGTGGGTCAATGACTTGGAACTTCCCATTTTCATTTAATCTACGATGCGCGAGCTGTTTTGTTGCTAGTGGTAATGTTACATACTATGCTGGTGTTTCAAACTCACTTTCAGGAGGCGTGCCAACCGGTCGTGGTGTTGGTCTTTTTTTAGCTGCAGACGGATACCGATTATGGGCACACAGCGGAGTTTCATTTTCAGCGACTGGAGATGCAGCTACAGATATAATCACAGCAACTGGACATAATTTTGTCAATGGGGATATTATACGATTCACCGCCTTGACTGGTGGAGCTGGACTTGCTACAACCTCGTGTTATTTTGTGATCAATGTGTCTGGAAATACTTTTCAATTGTCGAACTCTAGTGGAGGGCCAGTTTTAGACTTTACGACTAATATTACTGCTGCTACAATACCTACGTTGCCAACATACTCTGCTGTGCTAAGTGGTTTCCCAGCTGCATCAAACGGATTTCAAACTAACTATAATGTATTGATAAGTTCAGATGGTGCAGGTACCGCTTCTTTGTTTTATAGTACCGCTGGAAGTACTATTGGCAATTCTGCTGTAGCAACAATTGCGGTTCCAAGCAGTGGAGGCACTATACACAATATGAATCTTAGCGTAACCGGAAGAGGTCCTTTTGGTACAGCTGGAACAAATTCCAGTTTTGGTATTATGTGCGCCACATTTGCCCCATTTGCAGTATAATATGACTGATTATATTCTTAAATTTCCATCGAAACAGATTGCTGAACAGTTTGGGCTCGCCAATGGTTTTGCACAGCAAGATCTAGATGGAAATATAGTTTCCAACCTTGCTAGTCACGAACATGCTCTCTGCGAAATTGGCGAACACAACGGAGACGGTCAATATTGGGTGCTTTTTCGTGATCTCGTCGATATAGCGATACCAGATGGTGGTGAAGTGTTTATCGTTTGGTCATCAAATCAGACAACATATGATACTGATGGCAATGAAAGTTATATTCCACGACCGACTAGTGACCCTAATATACCCAACATCTGGTGGGCCTAACCTATACAAACTTATGTTTTGCAATCATTATTAGAGTGTATTATAACCGTTCAAGACAAAATATTATAAAGTTGAGATGCGAAAATATATAAATAATTAAAACATGAGTAAAATAAAGGAATTTATTGATAGTATTGTAACTAATGACACGTCTTCTACTGCATCAAATTTTGATGCTTTGATACGTGACAAAGTACGTACAACGCTTGAAGTTAAAAAAGTTGAATTAACATCAAGTATTTACACGCCTCCAGTTAAAACTGAAGGTTGAAATTCACTTTTATATAAATAATTAGATGAAGTTAATAACAGAACATTCTGAAGATTTAAAGTATATCTCAGAAGCGGCTGAAAATGGTGAAAAGAAATTTATCATCGATGGCATCTTTATGCAGGCCGAGCAGGTAAATCGCAATCGTCGTATTTACCCTAAAACAGTTTTAGAAAGTGCAGTAAACAAATATGTTACTGACTATGTTAATAAGGGACGTGCAGTCGGTGAACTTAATCACCCAGACGGCCCTACAATTAACCTTGATAAAGTTTCGCATCGCATTACCGAACTAAAATGGAACGGTAATGATGTTGTTGGAAAGGCGCTTATACTTGACACACCAATGGGTAAAATTGTGAAAGGACTTTTGGAAGGTGGTTGTCAATTAGGCGTTTCTAGTCGTGGTATGGGAACCGTTGCGAGTAAAAATGGCCAAACCTTTGTTAATGACGACTTTGTGTTGTCAACAGTTGATATTGTTCAAGACCCAAGTGCTCCGTCTGCTTTTGTAAACGGGATCATGGAAGGTGTTGAATGGATCTGGGATAATGGTTTATTAAAGGCGCAACAAATTGAAAATTATGAGACAGAAATCAAAAAAGCCTCTTCTGCGCAACTAGCAGAAACACAAATGCGTGTTTGGTCTGATTTCCTCTCCAAACTCTAACATTAAAGAAAAAAAGTAATATATGGAAAATACAACAATTGAAAACACAACAGATGTCATTGAAGACATCAACGAAGAAACATTACTTTCTCTTGACGAAAACTTAGAGCTTGATCAGGAACAAACTGAGATCGCTGAAGCTAAGTGCAAGAAAGAGGGAGAAGACATGGAAGACGAGTCTGATGAAGAAGATGACACTATGAAAGAAAGTTCAATGGACAGTATGTCACTGACTGACTTATGGAATAAACATGCCGAGCATGATTATAATTATGACCAAGGATCGGGTTCAAGCGTCAATCAATCAAAAGCTGCTAAGGCCACAATTGAAAAGTTTGTTGCTGATAAGTTTGGTAAGGACGTTGTTGCTGATATGGAGAAAGCTTCTTCATTAACAACGTACGAAGCTGAATATGCTGATTCAAAGGAATCTGACAAAGCTAAGGCCGACATTGCTAAACTTCGCAAGAAGCACAGCGTTAAGCCATTGCACGAACAAACTGAGATCGCTGAAGCTGAAGTAAGTTCTGATGAAGAATTTATGACATATGCAAAACAAGTACTACAAGCCGCTCACGGTGATAAGTACGACGAAGAAAAGGCAATGAAAACTGCAAAGGGTATACTAGACAAAGCCAAAGGTGACTATGGCTCTGCTATTGGTATGCTTACAAGCGGACTTGGTGAACAATCAGATGAAAAAGAAATGAAAGAAGAAACAACAACTGAAATCACTGTCGACACCTCTGACATCTCTCGCCTCGTCGAGTCTGAAGAAGGTTTAACCGAAGAGTTTAAGGAAAAAGCTACTACAATCTTTGAAGCTGCTGTTAAAAGCAAAATCAAAGAGACTGAAGAAACCCTTAAAGAAAGTTACGCTGCAGTATTAATCGAAGAAGTAGAAACAATCAAGGAAGAGTTGGTTGACAAAATTGACAACTATTTAACCTATGCGGTTGAAAGTTGGGCAGCTGAAAATGCTGTTGCAATTGAGTCTGGCTTACGTACTGAAATTGCTGAAAACTTCATTCAATCGCTTAAGGCTGTATTTGTAGAAAATTATATTGAAGTTCCAGAAGCTAAAAAAGATTTAGTTGCTGAAATGGAAAGTACCATTGCTAAGCTTCAAGAAGAAGCTACAGACACTGTAGAAAACATCTCAATGTTATCCGAGCGCGTTGAAAAACTCACTCGCGAGAAGATTGTTGCTGAAGCTTCTACAGACCTCGCTGATACTCAAGTTGAAAAACTTAAGTCTCTCGTTGAAGATGTAAATTACACTTCAGAAAGTGCATATCGTAAAAAAGTCGAAACCATTAAGGAATTCTACCTTAAAGGAATCTTAGATGAAACCGAAACATTGGTTGAAGAAACAACTGACGAGTCTTCCTATATAACAACTGAAACAGTTGTAGAAAATGAAACAATTGCAGAAGAAACAGTTTCGCCTGCAATGCAAAAATATTTGACCGCATTATCCCGTTTGAGCAAGGCAAATGAAGCCACTGTTCCAACACAAGGATAAAGGTTCCAACCCCAAACAACAACAACAAAAGAAAAAATACTATTATGTTTAATTCAGAACAACTCGAAAAAAAGTGGGCCCCAATTCTTGAGGCTCAAGACGCCCCTAAGTTCAAAGACAACTATCGTAAGTCAATTACTGCAGTTCTCCTCGAAAACCAAGAAAAAGCGCTTCGTGAAGAAAATTCACAAGCTACTTATCTGTCGGAAGGCAATAGCACAGCAGCTGTACAAAACTGGGATCCAGTTCTTATCAGCCTCGTTCGCCGCGCAATGCCAAACATCGTTGCTTATGACATTGCTGGCGTTCAGCCAATGACCATGCCAACCGGCTTGATCTTCGCAATGAAGAGCACATATCAAAATGCAGTTGGCACTGGCACTGGAGAAGCTCTCTTCAATGCTCCAGATGGTGCATTCGCTGGTCCAGTATCTACTACAGTTGGCGAAGGTCTTACTGGCAGTGGTGATAAGACTGGTTTAACCAGTGGTAGCGGCACAGTTGGTTTCGGCCAAATGGGCTTTACTGTTGACAAAACCACTGTTACTGCTAAGACACGCGCTCTTAAGGCAGAATACTCGATGGAACTTGCTCAAGACCTTAAGGCTGTTCACGGCCTCGATGCAGAAGCTGAACTTGCTAACATCCTTAGCACTGAAATTCTTGCTGAAATCAACCGCGAAGTTATTGACACCGTTAATGTAAAAGCAGTTGTCGGTGGCGTAGATGGTGGTTTTGATCTCGATCAAGACGCTGATGGCCGTTGGGCTGTTGAAAAGTTCAAGTCACTTCTTTTCCAAATCGAAATCGAAGCGAATGAAGTTGCTAAGCAAACACGTCGTGGTAAAGGAAACTTTGTACTTTGCAGCAGCAATGTTGCAAGTGCACTTGCTGCAGCTGGTGTTCTTGACTATGCTCCAGCTCTTGCAACTAACCTCAATGTTGATGACACTGGTAATGTATTTGCTGGTGTGATCAATGGCCGCCTCAAGGTCTTTATTGACCCATTTGCACCTAATGACTATGTAACTGTTGGTTATCGTGGTACAAACGCATATGACGCAGGTCTCTTCTATTGCCCATACGTTCCACTCACAATGGTTCGTGCAGTTGATGCAAATACCTTCCAACCAAAGATTGGCTTCAAGACCCGCTATGGTCTCGTTGCTAACCCATTTGCTGGTGGTGCAGGCACAGACAATGGTGGCGGTGTTGGTACCAACGGTGAAAACCCATACTTCCGTACATTCACTGTAACTGGTATCGGTGGTACTTCCTACAGCAACTTAGCATAAGCTATTGTAGTAGGTTAAACCCTTAAAACTAGAGGCTATCCGAAAGGGTAGCCTCTTTTTTGCATAAATAACAGTATGATAGATTCAAATTTATTAGCATTGACTGGGTTTAAACTATTCATAAACTCAGAGGACTTTAAACATGTTCAATATTTTGCGGTAAGTGCAAGTTTTCCTAGTGTGTCTTTGCCAGAAGTGACCACTGGGTATCGAAATAATCAAGGATTTGTGGCAGGCGATAAATTAGCCTATGACCCTGTAACTATGCGAATTGCTATAGATGAAAAATTAGAGTCGTATCGTGAAATTTTTAACTGGATGCATTCAAACACCACAAATAGAGACTTAACAGTCCATGATATAACATTACATTTTTTAACAAATCATAACAATATATCTCGTAGTATTCGGTTTGCAAATGCTTTTCCTACTACGATAGGAGGGTTAGAATTTAATGTTCAGCAAACCGAATCTGAATATGCCTTTTTAGACATTACTTTTCGGTATGATTATTTTGAATTTATAGAATGATATATAATATATATGATGCAACTTGAAGATATACTTAAATTATGGGAAACTGACAGCGTTATTGATGATGTTAATCTAGATGAAACTAGCATAAAGGGTGCAAGACTGCATTCTAAATATTTAGAACTCTATAGTATCGCAAAATTAAACCTTAAGAAAAAAGAGCTTAATATGGCTCACTTACGTAAAGATAAGTGGCTGTATTATAATGGTAAGATGTCTAAGGAAGAAATGGATGCACGTGGTTGGCCGTATGATCCCTTCTCTGGAATGGCAAAGCCACTTAAGAGTGATATGGAATTATTCTATAGTACCGACACTGATACTATGAAGTTACAGGGGCAAATTGAATATCAGTGTACAATTGTAGAGGCTCTTAAAGATATTATGGATAATATTAAATGGAGACATACCACAATTAAAAATATTATAGACCACAGACGGTTTGTATCTGGATCTTAATGAAAAATATAGGAATAAGCAAGATTGATGAGACGTCAGTGAGAATAGTCTCAAATGACTCTGGTATTCTCTGTGAGCTATCAGAGCATTTTACATTTTTTGCCGAGGGTTACAAGTTTATGCCCAGTTTTCGGAATAAAATGTGGGACGGAAAAGTACGTCTCTATGATTCTCGTACAGGACGACTGCCATATGGATTGTTGTTTGAGGTATTAAAATTTGCTGAGTCACACAACTATAGTTATGAATTGCATCCCAACATAACAGAACGTGATGTGCCAGATACTGAGGCCTTGCTAGAGTATGCAAATAGTTTACATATAACAAGTGGTGGCACACAAATAACTCCACGAGACTATCAATATAGTGCATACACTCATGCTTGCGCTGAAGGACGTGGGCTAATTATATCTCCTACTGGGTCTGGAAAAAGTTTAATTATTTACCTGTGTGTTCGTTGGTTTTTAGAACACCATGACCAAAAAATATTAATTATAGTTCCTACCACGTCACTGGTTGAACAAATGACAAAAGACTTTGCTGACTATTCTGAAAAAGACCCCGCATTTGATGTCGAGTCCGAAGTGCATAAGATTTATTCAGGCAAAGAAAAACATAGCATAGATTCAAGAGTAATTGTTACTACATGGCAAAGTGCAATTACGCTTCAAAAATCTTGGTTCCAAAGCTATGGTATGGTGATTGGCGACGAAGCGCACCTCTTTAAGGCAAAAAGTTTAAATACGATTATGTCTGCATGCGTTAATGCAGCCTATCGAATAGGCACAACTGGCACTCTTGATGGCAGTCTCTGTAATGAGCGTGTACTTGTTGGTAACTTTGGGCCAACGCATCGTGTAATTACTACAAAGGAACTTATTGATAATGATACCCTTGCAGCCTTAAAAATTAAGTGCATTGTATGCAACCACAGTGATGAACTTAAGAAAGTTGTTTCTAAAGTCGACTACCAAACTGAGATTGATGCAATCGTAACTCATGACGGACGTAATAACTTTATAGCAAACCTTGCGCTCGATCAAAAGGGTAACACACTCGTTCTTTTTAATCTTGTTCAAAAGCATGGCAAGCCACTATTTGAACTTATAAGTAACATTAATAGCGACTCTGATAGACATATATTCTATGTCTCAGGCGAAGTAAATGCAACAAACCGGGAACACATACGAGAATTAACTGAAACACAAAACAATGCGATTATTGTGGCAAGTATGGGAACGTTCAGCGTGGGAATTAATATCAAGAATCTACATCAAATTATTTTCGCTGCGCCAACGAAAAGCCAAATACGCGTATTACAAAGCATTGGTCGAGGACTACGAAAGTCTGACGACGGTCGAACAACAACAGTCTATGACATATCAGACAATTTCAGTTGGAAAAAGAAAAAGAATTACACGTTGCAACACGCAATAGAACGTACTAAAATATATGCCCGCGAAGGTTTTAACTATAAACTATACGAAATACAGTTACCATGATTGATGGGTTGTATCTAAAGTTAAAGGACTTGGACATAAGAGTCTTTACGCTGTCGAGCGGCAAAGCACTTATAGGAGAGGTTGTGCATGAGTATGAAGAAGGCATACAGTTAAATTGTCCATTAGAGATTAGAAAGGTAGTATTAAAGTCTGGAGAGTATAGCGAAATAATGTTACCAATGTTGGCAGGCAACACCACTGAGAATTGTATTGTCTATGATCGTAGCATTGAAACAGAATCAGACACATCTGATGTCACTAAGAGGAAATATGCAGAGGCTCTAGTATATCAAAGACTAATACAGCTAATGTCAGAATCATCTACAGAAGAATCAGAAGACTTAAGTTATCCCTCACCTAATATTGATCCACCAGATTCATTGGTATCAGACACTGATTTATGGAATATCTTCTTAGATCGTTGGAAGACTGTATGATGTCTATCAAACAATCATAGATTATTATACCCTATTCTATAAACTATGTACACTAGAAAATTCACATAGATATAAAAAAGTGTTTACATTTTTGAAAAACAATATATAATGAAGTTATGAAACCTGAAAAGCAAAAGCGACGGTCACGCGGTGATGACTATGTTAATAATAAAGAGTTTTCTGCAGCGGTCGTCGAATATGTGAGTGCTGTAAATCTCGACAAGGATGAGGGCAGAGAACCTCGACAAATTACCAATTATATTGGTGAATGTTTTATGAAAATCACGAACGGGTTGTCTCGTAGTGGTAACTTTGTAAATTACAGTTATCGTGAAGATATGGTTATGGATGCAGTTGAAAATTGCATCAAGGCTATTATGAATTACGACATTAATAAACCAACCCGGACTGGTACTCCAAATGCGTTTTCATATTTTACCCAAATCTCTTGGTATGCATTTTTACGACGTATAGCAAAAGAAAAGAAACAGACTAATATTAAACAGCTGCTAATTGAGAGCGGTGGAATTGGAAACTTTGCAGAGTTTGAAGATGGCTCTGACTATGGAGAGTCGCTTATCGAAAAGATGCGTCAACGTAACGATGCCTTTTATAAAGAAAGCAATGAGTTGGTTGAATCTGTTGAAGTGGTTGAAAAACCACGTGCTAAGAAAAAGGCTAAAATCCAATCTGAAAAGGTTGGTGCCCTCGATAACTTTATACAATGAAAATTGCAATTCTCACTGATACCCACACGGGTGTTAAAAACGGTAGTGATGTTTTTATAGACTATACTGAGCGGTTCTATTCGGAAATCTTTTTCCCGCATTGCTTAGCAGAAGGCATTACTCAAATACTTCATCTTGGTGACTATTTTGATCATCGCAAATATCTTAACTTTAAAGTACTTGCTCGTAACCGTGCAATGTTTCTTGAAAAGCTTGAAGAGTATGGCATGACTATGGATATTATTCCTGGTAACCATGATACCTTTTTTAGAAATACAAACTCGCTGTGTAGCTTGACTGAGCTTTTACAGTATCATAGCAAGCATGTAAACGTAATTATGTCTCCTACAGTACGTGATTATGATGGCTTGGCGGTTGCACTGCTGCCATGGATTACGGTTGAAAATTATGCAGAGTCTTGCGCCTTTATTGAAAAGGCAAATGCTCCTATAATTGGAGCCCACCTAGAACTTGCTGGGTTTGAAATGATGAAGGGTGCCCCAGCAGTTAGTCATGGAATGTCAGCAGATTTATTTTCTCGGTATGAGATGGTACTCTCTGGTCACTATCATACAAAGAGCAGTAGCGGTAACATTCATTATCTTGGTGTGCCATATGAGATTACTTGGGCAGACTGCAATGATCCTAAATATTTTCACGTCTTGGATACATCTAATCGCGAACTTGTTCCAATACGTAATCCTCTTTCACTCTTTAAAAGACTAACCTATGATGACTCATCGGGCCCAGTGCCCTACGCAAATGCAACGGATATTACCGGGACATATATAAAGGTAGTAGTAACATCAAAAAAGGATCCATACGCGTTTGACAAATATATTGATGCTATAAATGCGGCTGAGCCATTTGACTTAAAGATCGTTGAGTCATTTGTTGAATATTCAGCTGACTCTATAGATGATGACTGTATTGAAGTGTCCGATACTCCTTCACTCTTAAACAGTTATGTTGATGCAATTGAAACTGATCTTGACAAAACGCGCATAAAAACTAAACTTCAAGAACTGTACCTTGAATCTCAATTAATTGACGGAATATGATTATTTTTACCTCTTTAACCTATCGTAATTTTTTAAGTGTTGGAGACAACGACATTACGATAAATTTAGATGATGCACGCTCTACATTAATTGTAGGTCATAATGGCTCTGGAAAGTCGCTTATACTAGACGCCCTTTCATTTGTGCTCTTCGGCAAGCCACATCGTAACATCAATAAGCCGCAACTTGTTAATAGTATTAATGGCAAAAACTGCCTTGTAACTGTTGAGTTTAAACTTGGGTCGTCACTGTATAAGATTGTCCGCGGCCTTAAACCGAACATTTTTGAAATTTGGCAAAACGGAATACTTGTTAATCAGGAGTCACATTCACGTGACTATCAAAAACTACTAGAGACTAATATCTTAAAATTAAATCATAAGAGTTTCCATCAGGTTGTCGTGCTTGGTAGTAGTAACTTTATTCCATTTATGCAACTTAGTACACATCATCGGCGTGAAGTTATTGAGGATCTATTGGACATTGGTGTGTTTAGCAAAATGAACTCAGTGCTAAAGGAAAATTCAGCAAAACTTAAGGATGGCATAAAGGACACCGAAAATCAACTCTTCACCTTAAAAGAAAAAGTTGATTTGCAGAAAAAACATATTTTGCATTTACAACAGTTAAATGAAAGCAACGCTGCAAAATATTCTGATGAGATAGAGAGTCTGCGCGGTGATATTTCTAATATGGAAACTGAAAATTTATCTTTAAGCGCGGAGTATAGCGAGGCGTATGGCAAGACTCAAAGCCAATTAGGACGCCATGAAAAGACAAAGGCTTCGCTGCTGTCTTACGAGAGGCAAATAAAGGACAATATTAAGAAAATTGTTTCTGACTCTCAGTTTTATGAAAATAACACTGAGTGCCCAACATGCAACCAAAACATAGATTCGGACCTTCGTGAGCATAAGATTGCTAAGTGCAAACACAGCGCTCAAGAATTAAGTTCTGGGTATGACAAGCTTAAGGAGTCATTAACCCAAACTGGAGACTCGATACAAGAGGTGACGTCTGAGTTAAAAAGACTGAATAGCATTCATAATAAGATACACAGCAACCAGAATCTAGTTAGTGGGCTTGAAAAGCGAATCAACGATTTGACCACACTGATGAACACACATTATGAAACATTAGAAGTCTCTGGCGCTCAGTCTTCTCTTGACACTCTGCTTAACGAAAGAGAGACCTTTCAAGAATTAAAGTCATTGCAACTTGAAGAGAGAATGTACAATGAGATTCTCGCCGAGTTACTAAAGGACACAGGAATAAAAACTAAAATTATTCGTCAATATCTGCCAATTATGAATAAACTCATAAATCATTACCTGCAGATTTTAGACTTTTTTGTTTCGTTTACCCTTGACGAGAATTTTACTGAGATAATACGCTCACGACACCGCGATGATTTTTCATACAGCTCTTTTAGCGAAGGAGAAAAACAGCGGATTGATTTGAGTCTACTCTTCGCATGGAGACAGGTCGCGAAGATGAAAAACAGCAGCAACACAAACCTGCTTATACTCGACGAGGTATTTGACGCAAGTCTTGACTCTGACGGCATTGATAATCTGCTTAAGATTATGAATACGCTGGATTCTGACACGCGCATATTCGTGATTAGCCATAAGCAGGATTTACTAGAAGGCAAGTTTGAACAAAAAATTGAGTTTGAAAAGGTGAAAAACTTCACACGTATTAAAGAAATGGCTTAAATTGCCACTCCCGACCCCTTTGGTGGCTTACTTTTCTCACTTTTTTTCACAAATCGTCATTTTTTTATTTACATTAGCAGGTTTTCTTGCTATAATAGATTCATAATGACTGCCACCGTTAATCGTGAATCTCAAACAAAGCTAGCAAAGTTGCTGGCCAAGGAAAATATTCAAGTAAGCATTGGAAACTATCATACTGCATTCTTCGACGTTAAGAACCGGATTTTGGGTTTGCCGTTGTGGAACACTGATAACAAGAATGTTTCCGACTTGTTAATTGGTCACGAGGTTGGACATGCTCTATACACTCCAGAAGATGCAATTACTCGATTCCAGGAAATGTTCCCTAATATCCCATTTGATATTGCGAATATTGTTGAGGATGTTCGTATTGAACGTTTGATTCGCAAAAATTATCCAGGTCTCGTTTTCTCCTTTAAGGAAGGATATAAGCATTTTATTCAGACAGACCTTTTTGAAATTGCTAATAAGGACGTTTCCACTTTAAAGTTTGTTGATCGTCTTAACCTTCGTGCTAAAATTGGAAATATCACAAATATTCCTCTTAACGAAGATGAGACTGTTATATACGACCGGTGTGTCTCCGCTGAAACTTATGATGAGGTTTTGGAAATTTGTAAAGACATCATTGAGATGATTAAGGACGAAAAGAAAGACAACTCACAGCAATCTGGCATTGACAGTGAGCAGTCAATGCCCTCTAACGACGAGTCTAACGACGAGTCTGATGAAGGTGACATAGAAGACGAGTCTGACGAAGGTAAATCTGCGGATGACAAGTCTAAACCTAAAGAATCGAATTCCTTGAGTGATCACTCTCAACACAGTGCAGATGATGAATCGAATGACGACACAGAAAAGGACGAGTATCCCGCTCTTACTGAAGAGTTACGCTCAAAAACTTTAAGTGCCGCTGAGGAAAATATCAAAAATTTGCAAGATGAAACAATAACGTCGCATCTCGCCAATCCTCCGAATATTGAATATATGATGTCGCGAGTTGTTCCAATTAAAGAGATTATGTTGGAGCGTAGAGTTGACTTGGTTCGTTATAACCGAGTCATGACATGTCCTGATGTGGTTGCTGATTGGAATGCGTTTAAGTCAACAACCAAATGTCACATTGCGACACTAATAAAGGAATTTGAACGCCGGAAAGCAGCTTATCAATATTCCCGCGCTGCCCGGTCAACCACTGGAACGATTGACGTGAATCGATTGCACTCTTATAAGTTTGAAGATCAGATCTTTAAAAGTGTCACTCGCCTTGCAGACGCTAAAAACCATGGAATGGTTTTCTTTATTGACTATTCTGGTTCAATGTCGGGAACTATTAGTATGGTAGCCAATCAAACTCTTCAACTCGTAGCCTTTTGTAAAGCAGTTGGAATTCCGTTTGAGGTCTATGGATTTACTTCATCTTATTCTACATATGGAGAGGTTCATGAAAGCGTAGCATTAGCTCCAGGCCGTAGCATTAATTTTTCAAATACCAGCGTGTTCGAGTTGCTAAATTCGGCAATGAAAAAAACTGATTTTGAACTTGCTTGCCGAGAACTTAAAGCTCAATTCTCATACCTCCGCACTGACTATTCTTCTCCTATGATGGCACTTGGCGGCAAGTACGAGATTATGAATGGCACCCCACTTAATGAAACTATCATCATCGCACATGAAATTGTACGGCGGTTTAAAGCACGACATAATGTTCAAAAAATGAATACGATTTTCCTAACTGATGGAGATGGTTGCGGCGTACAATTTCATACAAACGAAACTGCAAAAGAGTTTGAACGTGACCCTGAAAATAAATGGAACTGTGGAGTCACGGTTCCGGTCTTTGGAACAAATATTAAATTTAATCGCAAAGAGCGCGACATTTATGCTGCACTCATTCAAAATTTAAAAACTAGCTGTGATACCACTGTAATTGGATTCTTTATTGCTAACTATAGATCTGACTACAAGAACAGCTGTATTAACGCATTAATGTACACCAAAAAACAACTTATGGGTTGGGGTGAAGCAGTCAATGCGTTTAATTCTATGCAAAAGACAGCAAAAAAAGAAAAATGTTTGCCAATCGTTGGTGGATTTAATTATGACATCTATTTTGTATTTGATTCAAAAAATAACCTAGACATTAGCGAGGAAGAGGAATTTATGAGTGACGGCTTTGGAAAGAACCTGGCCGAAAGTTCCTCTCAAAATAAACTTGCCCGCGATTTTACCAAATTTAACACTGAAAAGAAGGTTTCTCGCGTGTTTTTGAACAAATTCGCTGAATTTATCGCATAAAACGTAAAAAAAAGTGAATTTTTTATCACTTTCTTATGTACAAACCTCAGAATTTAGCTTATAATAAGCCTGTAAGCAATACTAACCGTAAACAATATGATTGACCAAATCAAAGCACAAGCTGCCTTAAATGACCTACTAACTAATCACACCCCTAAAAGTGTGAGCTCAAAGACAATCTTTGAAGTTGGCCGAAATCACGGCCTCAAGTTTAGAGAGATTAACGATACCTTTATTGTAAGGGGTATCAAGGTTGGTCGCGGAAAATTTGATGTGTCTCAACTATCTTCCTCGGCAGATCTGCCACCCCGCCGCCCAGTCTTTACCGAGGCGGTGACTGAGTCTAAACTAAATCTAGCGTGCTCAGTTTCGTCAATCTCGAACGATGATGTGTATGTCCCAAATGTAGATCACACGTTTGTAAAGTGGGGTGAATATAAAAACATTCAGCGCATTATTGAGTCTGGAATGTTTTTCCCGCTGTATATTTCTGGAATGTCCGGTAATGGTAAAACCATGATGGTAGAACAAGCTTGCGCCCGACTTAAGCGTGAGTATATTCGAGTACAAATCTCCCCTGAGACTGATGAAGACGACCTTATTGGTGGCTTTCGCCTAATTAACGGCGAAACCGTTTTCCAAAAAGGTCCTGTAATTAAAGCCATGGAACGTGGCTGTATCTTATTGATCGATGAGTTGGATCGCGGTAGCAATAAGATTATGTGTCTCCAGGGAGTCCTAGAAGGAAAACCAGTCTTGATCAAAAAGATTGGTCAGGTCATCTCCCCGGCCCAAGGGTTTAATGTGATTGCTACCGCAAACACTAAGGGCCGGGGATCAGACGATGGTCGGTATAGCGCTGCAAACATTATTGATGAAGCATTTATTGAACGGTTTGTTGCCACGATTGATCAGCCATATCCGCCATTTAAGGTTGAGCGCAATATTATTGCCAAACATATGGAATTACTAAATATTGATGACTCAGAATTTACTGACAAACTTGTTGCTTGGAGCAGTGTTATTCGTAAGACATATGATGCTGAGGGAGTTGATGAACTTATTTCGACTCGCCGCCTGTGTCATATCGTTAAGGCCTATAGTATTTTTAGAGATCGCCTAGTTGCAATTAGCATGTGCGTTGCCAGGTTTGAGCAAGAAACACGCGAAGCATTTATCGATCTTTACACCAAAATTGATAGCAATCAAATCAAAGCTGAAATCGACAGCGATCCACACGTGGAACAAACTTTATAAACTTTAGCGGTTGGTCTACGCTAAACACTGTAACTATAGACCAAAACTGAATAAACAAAATAGAATATAATATGACTAAAATTGAAACAACCAAGTTGGCCCGCCTCGTTAAAAACATGACCCAAAAGGAAGCTCTTTTTGCTTTCCTTCAACAAGGACATGAGTTTTCGGCATCGGAAGCCCGCAAGGCAGGTATTGCTGACCCAAGTCGTGTCATCAGCTCGCTTCGTAATGACCACGGTCTTGCGATTTACCTGAACCCGCGCAAGAACCGCAAGGGCGAAAGCATTAACCGCTATCGTCTTGGCACCCCACGTAAGAATGGCTAATTCTTAAAACATGCAGGAGCATGGCAAATGCTGTGCTCCTGCATTCTTCTTTATGATACGCGACCACGAGAAAACAAAAGGCATCAAATATGATGGCGATAAGCCAGATTATAGTTTGATTCCTCCATATGCATTGGAAGAAACTGTAAAGGTTCTCACGTATGGGTCTGTTAAATATTCTCGAGACAACTGGAGATTACTTGACGATGCTAAGAATCGTTATTTTGCAGCTGCTCAGCGACATATGTGGGCCCTACAAAGGGGCGAAACACATGATCCTGAGAGTGGACTACATCACGCAGCTCACGCAGCTTGTTGTATGCTTTTTTACTATGAATTACAAATACAAAAATAAATGTGTTTACAAACGCCCCTCTCTAATATATAATATACTTACACTATGACTAAACTATCCTCTCAAACAATTGATATTCTAAAGAATTTTTCAGGCATTAATTCTAATCTTGTCGTAAAGACCGGCGAACCTCTCTCTACAATTTCTGAAGCCAAGAATATTATGGCAATTGCAGAAATTACAGAACAATTTTCTACTGATTTTGGCATCTATGACCTAAATGAATTTATTTCGATGTTCTCGTTGCTACAAGACCCAGACCTTGAATTTACTAATGATAGTGTACAATTTAAGTCTGGCCGTACTCGCGCGTCCTATCGTTTTGCTGATCAGAGTATTCTTACGAGTCCTAAAAATAAGATTAATATGCCGCAAGGCGACCTGACGGTAAACATTACTTCCGAGCTCCTAACTCAGGTCCGCAAGGCCGCTGGTGTGCTTGGGCATTCGATTGTTTCGTTACAAGGCGAAGATGGTGTCGTTACTCTTTCTGTTGTTGATCCCAAAAACTCTTCAGCAAATACATTTTCAGTGGTGCTAGACGAAAATAACTCTCAGCGTGGCTCCTTTGACCTGCAATTTTTGATTAATAATCTTAAAGTGCTTCCAGGAGACTATGTGGTGAATATTTCGTCTAAGCTTATCAGCCACTGGAAAAACGAAATCATTCCAGTTCAATACTATATTGCTCTGGAAAAAACTTCAACATTTAAATAATATATAATACTATGGAAGAACAAACAACTGAACAAACAAACGGAAACGAAATCATTCTTGGAGATCTCGTTTTGATGCACAACATTATTGCTACAGTGTCTCGCCGTGGCGGCTTTGAAGCGAGTGAATTTAAACTCGTGGGATCACTCTTTGAAAAGCTAAAGACATATATCCCTGCACAGGAAGATCCTGAAGCAGCTTCACCAGAAGTTGCTGAAACTTCAAATACATCAAGCGAATTGGAAGGTGAAAACCAACTTAAGTTTGAATTCGTTGAAGGAGAAGGTGTTGATACCGTAACTGAATAATAATATGGCAAAAGATAGGCTTGATGGGACTGGTGGCGGCAGCATTCTATATGAACTATTTGCGTTTCCTGGAAGAGCGCTGCTGTGGTTACAATACATGAATCCCAAGGGCGGAATGGCAGGTGTAGCGTCGTCTAAGAGACGGGCCAACAGTCCCATCATGACCTTTATCTATGCATTGGGTTTTTGGGTGTGTGCGGTATTTATTGCATATGCGCTATATTTTGGGGAAAAATAATATATTATGATTGAAATTGAAGACGATAAGACTAAAATGGAGTTGCTTGGCGCAATTCGCGAAATCTCGGATGAACTATCTAAAATGGATGACAGCCGAGATGCTATCAAAGAAATTATTTCTGCAACTGCAGACGCCTTTGATTTGCCAAAACCGCTAATTCGCAAGGTTGCTAAATTATACCATAAGAAAACTGCAGCTCAGTTTGAAAATGAAGCTGCAGAAATTAAAAGTGTGTACAAACAAATCACTTTGGTATAATATAGTCATATATGAAAACTGATGAGTGGGTATGGGTCGAAAAATACAGACCGCAAAAGATTGATGAATGTGTTCTCCCAGCGGAACTAAAGAAAACGTTTAACGAAATGGTACAGGGAGGTCAACTCCCTAACCTATTGTTGGCGGGTTCCGCTGGACTGGGGAAAACCACTGTTGCCCGCGCGCTATGCGCGGAATTGAACCTTGATTATATACTAATCAATGGCTCTGAAGAGAGTGGTATTGACGTCTTGCGAAATAAGATTAAGCAGTTTGCTTCAACAGTGTCATTGAATGGAGGGTATAAGGTAGTTATTCTCGACGAGGCTGATTATCTCAATCCACAAAGCACAATGCCTGCACTTCGTGGGTTTATTGAAGAGTTTAGTAACAATTGTAGATTTATCTTAACATGTAACTTTAAAAACAAGATTATTGAACCACTACATAGTAGGTGTTCGGTAATTGAGTTTAACACTACTAAAAAGTCATTGGCATCTCTCGCCGGAGACTTTATGAAGCGCCTAATGTTTATTCTTAAGACTGAAGGTGTCAAATATCATGAACAAACGCTTGCAGAGTTGATTATTCGCTATGCTCCAGACTGGAGACGAGTACTTAATGAGTGTCAACGATACAGCACAAGCGGCGAGATTCCAACTGCAATCTTGGTTGGAATGTCAGATCAAAGCATTGCTGAATTGGCTCGTCACCTCAAAGCCAAAGACTTTAAGTCTATGAGATCATGGGTTGTTAACAACAGCACACTCGACAGTGCAGTCGTATTTCGTAAGCTATATGATTCGTTGTATGATGTTGTTGCTCCTTCATCCATTCCGTCCGCAGTTCTTATTCTCGCTGACTATTCTTATAAGTCCGGTTTTATGGCTGACAAGGAGCTGAATATGGTTGCATGTATGACCGAATTACTAGTGAATATTGAGTTTAAATAAGTTATATTCTAATTTCTCGCAGCACATCCATATGCTTTCATCCTACCTAATGACCAACCTTCACCTGGGCAATCAACAGAGCTTTTAACACTACTGCCGTCATTCCACCATCGCCGTCCCTTACATTTTTCAGATATTCTTTGTTTAGTAATACTTGATCGCTTTTCACCTTTTCTTTTTCTGCCAGCTTCAGCGAGTTTTCTCCTAGTATCTTGTGTTTGGGAATGACCCCTTTTTCCTTTTCGTTTAATACTAAGTTTATTTTTAGTTTCATCTGAAGTTACTCGCCCCTTACCAGCAATACTAATTTTCATCTTGGTCTCATCTGATGTTATTTTACCTTTCATCGCAATAGATAAAAGTTTCTTAGTTTTATCTGTCACGGGGTTTTCTTCAAATCTTTTTTTACCAGAAATCGACATTTTTAATTTGGTTTCATCAGAGTGTGTTAATCCTTTCCTAGATAATCCCATTTTATCCCTAGATTCTTTAGTATGCCCTTTACATCTAAATTCTTTTCCACCATTATTTTGATTTATAAAAATATTATTATGCATTGCATTAATCTTATGAAGAAATCTCGATTCATAATTGATAGCATCACAACTGGTTGGGAAATGTCTAATTCTAATAATTTCAAATGAAGTCAATCCATCTTTATTAATTAATTCTTTAACATATTTAGATGAAGTTTTATATCCATATTCAGACATAAACTTAGATGAGTTACAATGTTTCTGTGAAGAACAATAACCAGCGTATAATTTTTCGCTAAGTTTGTGTTTGATGATATAGAAGAATGGTGATGTACATGACAATCCTTTAGGTATAAGTATTTTTAATTGCTGCATAATTGTGCTTTAGTTGGTACTGTGTAGAACCGGCGGACACTGGACATGTCGCGGTCGGTATACTTTTATTTATAAAAAATTCTATTTACAAAATGACAAAACTATATTATAATGCAATTATGAAACGTACAGAACTAATGGGAAATATTGAATGGGTGTAGAAAATAAAAAACTCTCGCCATTTGACTTTATTAACAGTATTAATGAAGGTCAAAGTGGTAAAAATTTGTTAGAGGTCTCGCGCGCCGACAACAGCGAAGGCCTCGACCATAACAACCTGGACAAGCAATATGTGCCGTTTATAGTCAATCGGGGCCTGTCTTATTTTAATGATACAGTGTTATTTGCAAATGAGATGAATCAACGCGCATTCTTGCCACATAAGATGCAATATGATTTTCTCAAACATTGCATACGCCCACGTAAACGCTTTAGTAAATGGGCAAAAAAGTCAGATGATTCTGAATATATAAAATGTATAATGGATGAATACTCCTATAGTGCTGAAAAAGCACGAGCAGTATTCCATCTATTTACACAAACACAACTAACACAACTAAAAAACAAGAGAGATGTCGGAGGAAACACACGAAAAAGTAATTGAAGCTGAAGTATTATCAGACACCCCAATCGAAAGACTTCAGATTGATCCAGCAAAGTTTATAAAGCGCATGATGGCTGGTGGATTTAGAATGTCAACCGGAAAGAAAAATTTGTCTCCAAAGCGAGTAGCAAAAATGCGGGCGAAGAATAAGCGTGGGCGCCGGGCTAGATCAGTTAATAAAAGTAAACGATGACGATATTATAAATATAATATCGCATCATGAATGACAATTTTTCCCATACAGATATTATAAGCTGGTCACCACCTCAAATGCTTGAGGTGTATTTAAATGACCCGGATGATTTTTTAAAAATTAAAGAAACTCTTTCTCGCATTGGTGTCTCCTCCAAGCGAGAAGAAAATGTACTCTTTCAAAGTTGCCATATCTTGCACAAGCAGGGGCGCTACTTTATTGTACATTTTAAAGAACTCTTTATGTTAGATGGTAAGCCATCAACGTTTACACATGATGATATGTGTAGGCGTAATACAATTACTCTTCTTCTTTCTGACTGGGGACTGCTTGAAATTGTTAATCGTGATCATGCAAAAGACACCACAAGTCTAAAACAAATTAAAATTATCTCTCACAAAGATAAGTTTAATTGGGACCTTCGTTCAAAATACAGTATTGGTAACGTTAAGAAAAAAGCATGAAAAGTTTTAATCAATACTCGGTAGACTCTCTTCAAGAAGAAGCAGACTACTATTCGGCAATAACTATATTTGAGTCTAATAGCCTAGACGAAGGAATATTGTCTAATCTAACGGCTGGTGTGCGGTCAAAGTTAGATTTTATACAAACATTGGCAAGTGCTGCCAAAGCAGATGTTCAGGAAATTATAACTATGTTTAAAGACTCGAGGGTCTTTAAATTTTTTAGTTCTATACGTTTTGACTTAAACAAACTGTGGAAATCAGTAAAGGCTGGCTATGCTGCATACGCTCAAGTACAAAAGGCTATTGCTGAATATATTGCTAAAAGTAAGATTGGTCGATGGACAGAAGAGGCCCTACGTGGTCTTGACGACTGGTTACAAAATCATCCAAAACTAAAGAAAATTGCTGGAGTTGCCGTTGCGGGTATGTTAATCTACATTTGGATGAATATGTCATTTACGGGTGACTTTCATTATGACTTTGACTTTTCTGATGTGCTGTCTGCACTTTCAGGAAATTTTGCGCTATCAACACTCTTTGCTGGCACAGATGGCACGCGACTGTTATTGTTATTTGCTACTGGAGTAATTGGATTAAGTTTTCCATGGCCTGGACCAACGAGTACTAAATTTGTCATAGCTTTGATAAATGGCTTAAGAAAATTAATTATTAGTCGGTAAAACTACTATATTATAAATAACAATATAGCAATTATCTCATATGTGTGTAGTAGCAGTAAAGTACATTAAGAAATTTGGTTGGGTCGGCGCTAAAAATCGCGACAGAAATTACTCGACCTCTATAAAGGTTGTAAACTCAAACCGTGGTGGCATACAACGCCTCTTTATTGATGATCAAACTACTCGATGGACAGAAGGCGTAAACGAATACGGACTGTCAATTATATCAGCTTCATTTAGTGTCAAGAGTGACGAGAAAGAAGGAGAAAAGGTACTTAGTAAAAATGCAAAGAAAAAGAAAGCAATCGTCTCTCCTGACGGCCTTGCTATTCGTAATGCTTTGCGACTAAAAACTCCAAAAGATGCCGCTCAATTTCTAATTGATAAGGAGCTTGCCGGAGCAACATTTATTTTTAATCCTGAGACGTGTTACCTTCTTGAAGGCGGATTTACTATTAAAAAAGCAGACTCTACAAAGGAAAACCCACGTAAGTATGTTTATAAACTCAAAGAAATTAGTAAAGCAGATGACCATTGCGTTCGCACTAATCATGGCATTGATATGCCAAATTTAGGATACAGTAAAAACGCACAAGATGACCACCTCATTAATGCTCGCAAAAGTTCAGAGACTCGTTGGGAAATTGTTAATGATTATCTCCGCGACAATGTTATAGCTGACCCATATGAGTTTCTTGAGGCAATGTCTCAAAAGCCAAATGATGATAAGTTTATGAATCCTATACGCACGGGTGATATTAAAAAATCTGACATGGTAACTACAGGTCAGTTACTTTTGGTTGCGAAGGAGCGTACTCTACACTATCGCCCTATATACTCAGAAGTATCGTTTGACTATAAGAAATTAAATTCAGAAGAAGCAAAGACTTTCTTCGAGATTATTTCTAGCCGAAAGTTACTTTCTTTTAAGGAATTTGTACTTCCTCAATATAAATAATAGTGTTACCACAGTGGTAACACCGCGGATGCCAATATTGGGTCTGTGATAACATATAAAACTCGCTTAATTAGGAGAAACAAAAATGAAAATAAGTACAATGTATAGGCCGTTTGGTATTGGGTTCGATCAACTCTTTCAAGAGTTTGATACAGTTCAAAGAGAAAATCTGAATGTTTATCCACCACATAACGTGGTTAAACTATCGGAAGACCAGTATGTCATTGAATTGGCAGTCGCTGGATTTGATAACTCTGAACTCGACATCGAAACGATAGAAAACTCACTAGTGATCACTGGTGAAAAGTCGGAAAAAGACGAAAGGGAGTATGCACACAGAGGAATTAGTGCTCGCAAATTCTCTCGTCGTTTCACCCTTGCAGAGCATGTTGTCGTAAACGACGCTTCTCTGCAAAATGGAATCTTGTCTGTCTCGCTCGAGAGACAAGTTCCGGATGAAAAGAAACCACGCAAAATAACAATAGCATAAATAAACATACATAAACATCAAACCGGCAAAGATTGTTGTTTACATCTTTGCCGGTTTGTGGTATAATGATCTTACATGATTAACGGATTCTATACTTGCATTGAACGAAAAATGAATACTCTCCTATATCGAGGGTATGATGAAGACGGGCAAAAAATCTATACCACATACAGGTTCCGGCCTGTTATGTATCTTGAAAGTAAAGACAGCAATGCTAAATGGCGTTCTCTCGACGGATTGCCACTTGAGCCAATGCGCTTTGACAGCATGTCTGAGTGTCGAGCATTTACTAAAAGTTACGAAGGAATAGACAATTTTAAAATTTATGGAAATGATCGTCATATACCTGCTTTTATTCAGGCAGAGTTTCCAAACGAAATTAAGTATAACTCTAAAAAGATTGACGTCGTCTCTCTTGACATTGAGTGTAAGTCTGACAACGGCTTTCCAGAACCGTCTATAGCAGACCAACCGATTACCGCAATTGGTCTTAAGAGCAGTCGACTCGATCACTATATTGTTTGGGGATTAAAAGAATATGACCCGTCGCAATCAAGCATTCCCCACCTTAAAAAAGAGTTTAGACAATTTGACAGCGAGGCTGAATTGTTGATTGATTTTTTGTCTTGGTGGTCAGACCCCTTAAACGCGCCAGATGTTATTACTGGGTGGAACATTCGTCTGTTTGATATTCCATATCTTGTCAATCGTATTTCTCGGGTGCTTGGCCAAGATGACGCGAAAAAGATGTCTCCATGGAATTATGTTGAACAAAAAGCAGTCGTAATTAAGGGCAAAGAAAACTTTCTTTATAACCTATATGGCATTCAACAACTAGACTATCTTGACCTCTTTAAAAAGTTTGCGGCAAATACATATGGTGCACAAGAGTCTTATCGCCTAGACTTTATTGCTGAGGTTGTGCTTGGTCAAAATAAAATCGACTATAGCGAATATGGCACGCTCACTGAGTTGTATGAGAAGAACTACCAAAAATTCATTGACTATAACATTGTTGATATTGAACTTATTGAACGGTTAGAAGCGAAACTAGGTCTCATCAACCTTGCGTTTACCCTCGCGTATTTCGGTGGTGTAAACTACGGTGACACGCTAGGCACAGTTGCAATTTGGGACAGCATCATCTTTAGAAAACTTGCGAGTCGAAAAATTGCGATTCCACCAAACTCACGATCGTTTAAAACAGACTATGCTGGCGGGTTTGTCAAAGATCCGCATATTGGCAGGCATGAATGGGTTATGAGCTTTGACCTTAACAGTCTATATCCTAACCTCATTATTCAGTATAACATGAGTCCTGAAACGATTGTGCCTCATATGAAAGTTGCGTCACTTCAAAACGGAGGTGAGGATAAGATTCTAACCTCTGAACAGGTTTGGGCGCCAGAGGATAACCTAGCAGTTGCGGCAAATGGTGCATGCTTTCGGCGTGACAAACAAGGCATTCTCCCAGAAATTATTGAAGAACTATACAATCAACGAGTTGTAGTAAAGCGACAAATGCTTGACTATGAGAAGGAAGCTGAAGTTACTGATAAAAAGTCTGCGCGATATCACACCCTTCAAACTGAGATTGACCGATCGAGTAATCGTCAAATGTGTTTAAAGATTCTTCTTAACAGTCTCTATGGTGCTGCAGCAAACCAGTATTTCCGATACTTTA